CTATTGATTTTCGGGTTCATGCTCTGGTTGGGTATAATCCGTATCAGGGTTATACCCGTGGGTTTGCAGAAACGCTTCCATATTGCGCTGGTTTTTCTCAAGAGCGGTTACAGCCTGATCAAGCTCGACTGCTGTTTGCAGCACCAGGCCGGTGACTGCAGCGTAGTCCACGGTATAGCTGCGCCTGGTGTCATCACGCGGCCGTTTGAGGCGGCTAACCACTCGTGTTTCGGTGACAGTGATCGGCTCCCCATTTTCGTCGAACGTCTCAACCTCGTAGGGCTCCTCGACCGACTCATACTGGTCATAATCATCAAATACAGATCCGATCGCCTCAGGAAGGACCTGCATCAACTCCTGGGCAATAACACCCGCTGAGGGCATTCCTGTATCTTTGAGGATATAGGTCACACCACGCAACAGCCTGATTTTATCGCGGGCATCAGTTATCGTTGCGATATCGTCTTTTTTATCGGCATCGGACGTCTGGGTCAGCGACACGCAACTGATATTGCCCTGAGTAGTGAAGTTGCCGTTCTGGCGCATCGCGAAATATTTTTCTGTGCCTGCCACCGTTGCACCGGTTGTGGCGAAGACCATGTCGCCAAAGTTTTCACAGAACGCATAGGCCATCTTTTTAAGGGTGGAAGGGTAGATAAATGCCCACTCACCGTAACTACCACTCTGCGAGATAACGTTCATAGCCGCCGTAACACTCACCGGCGATGAGATAGTGCCCCCCGTTTTACCACTGACAGAGTTGAGCTGGGTGTCGGTGATACCCAGGTTACTGCGGGCACCAGCAGCCGTAGTCGACCCGGTACCACCTTGGGCAACTGGTACTCCGCCAGATGCGTCTTTCTGAGCGAGAGACTTTTGCGCAGGCACAGTAACAGCCACACCGTTAATGGTGATAGTTACATTGCCCGTGCCGGTCATGACATCGGCGAACCCGCCCATGTAGCGCTGATACATGCCGAACGTCTCAGCAATATCCAGCGCCAGGCCGTCTACACTGAGCGAATCGCTGAGCAGGATCGCGTAACGCGTGCCTGCCGGGATTGCCGGGTTAACAACGGGCGACACTGCCAGCTGCGTGGCGCTGGTAACGCCGGTGATCTGGAATGCCTGCGGCGGGCTGGTCAACACGATAACAGTACAACCGTTGCGGATCAGGCTGCCAACTGCTGTAAAATTAGTACCGGTACCGGTCAGGGTATTGCCGCTGCCGGCGATCGTGCCAGTGGTGTAAATCATGTTTTCTCCGGACAATAAAAAACCCGCGCGCGGCGGGTCTGCTGTGGAATGTGATTAGCTGTCAGTCGTAGTTAGCGAGGTTCAGCGCGTAAACGCTGTTTTTCATGTTGTGGTAGACAAGGTTTGATACCCCGCCCCCGGCGCTGCCTCCGGTCATTGCCTGCCCAATCTGAGTAGTGCCTCCATTAAAAACGGCAGAGAAGCTGTATTGTGAGGACCAGGGCCGCGTTCCCCCGTCAATGATCACACCTGTCGCCAGGCCGGATGTTGATGGAACGATGCCAAATTTACCGGGCAGCGTTGTATTAATCGAAAAGCCAGCTGCGTCACTACCATTGGTGCCGATCGCCTGTACATCTGTGAGTACCCGTGTCTCGTTTGTCAGAATGCACACGCCCTGCTCGTCCCAGATGGCAATCCCCCAATCCGGCAAAGGCTGTTCGAAAATCGTGAAAAAGTACACGTATGCTGTACCGGCTGCCGTTGAGTTGCGGAACGTTACGGTGCAGACATTCCCGCCTACCGTGTAACTAACAACACAGTTAGTGGTCGAGTACACGAACGGGATAACAGGCCTGCCGGAGGGAAACACCTGTGAAATAGTTGTGACCGAACCGGCAGAGCCTGAGATGGCAGCGCTTTTTTTGCTGTACATCGCCAGCGGTATCGACTGCGGCGTGATAAACGGTGCACCGTTTTCGGTTACCAGTAATGCTCCCCAGTCCATTAAGCAGCCCTCAGATAAGCAATGACATAACCATTGATGGCCGGATAGGTTCCGGCACCGAAATTTGTTTCTGCCGCAGCGCCCAGGGTGACAGTGCCTCCTGACACGGTGATGGTGCGCCGGGCGGTGGTGTAGCTGTCGCTGGCAGTTACCTGCAGAAACTCCATGCGAAATCCTGCAGGAACTACATAGCTCGCCGCGCCTGACTGTTGCCCGGCGGCAACTGCGAAATAACCCAGCACGCTGATCGGCACCAGGCCGTAATTGTTCGGGTTACCGTTGGCATCCCACGTCTGGACCCCCCATGCCTCAATCCCCAGTGCCATCAGAATACCCCCGTAATTTTGCCGATCTGTACCCGCAGACGGTTTGCGTCCCTGATGCTGATGGTGGTGTTGGTCTGCTTCATCGCGCCGGTAGCGTCGCTTCCGTAATTTTCGAAAGTGCCATTTTTATCCAGGCGCCAGCCATAAGAACCGGGCACATAGTTATTGGACTGGATGTATGCGCCGATTTTGGCGTTGGTGATCGTGCCGTCCTGAATGAACGAGTCGCGGATGAAAGTTTGCCCATTCTGGATAACAAACGGCAACGTTACCTCGCCACCGGCCTGGGTCATTACAGCAAACCGATCAGCGAGGAAAACCACCTGTGACTGCATCCCGCTGGGGCTGTTCTGCACACCGATCCCCATGCCCGCTGCGTAGAGCACGCCGTTACTGGCAACACCGACTTTGATGTTGTACATCGCGTTGATGTTGCCGCTGAGGTCAGCAGTAGCCTGGGCGTTCTGCGTGATCGCCGCCGTCTGCCCGTTCAGCGTCACCGTCATCGAGTTGATTTTCTGGGCTGAGACTGCCGAGAAATCTGCCAGCGTTCTCGCAAGGTCAGTGACGTTAGACGTGCCGCCGCCTGCCGCTGCGTCCAGCGTTTTCAGCGACTCGCTGACTGCCCGGCTGGCGTCAGCCATGACGTTATCCACGCGTGTAATCCCGGCTTTGTTATCACCGTACTGAACGCTCAGGCGCTGCTGCAGGTTGACGTTCGCCAGCGTGCTCTGAATCAGCGCGATCGCCGTGTTCTGTACGCCGCCGTTGGCAGTGTCCGTTTTGCCGGTGATCTCCTCGAACCGCGAGGCGGTGGAGCTGTCCAGGGTCGTGACTACCTGATCGAGTTCAGTAATCGCCGCCGTGTTTTTCGCCACCTCCTTAGTGGCAGCATCAGCTGCATCAGTTGCAGCATCGGCCTTATCAGAAGCAGTTTGCGTGGCCGCCGTCAGTTGATTAACCGCCGTGGCCCGCGCTTCTTCCTCGGTAGCGATCGCTTCGCGAACCTCCGTGATATCCGCTGCGTTTGCCGCCGTCGATGCCTCAAGGCGGGTGACGTCGGTAACACGCGCTTCCGTCTCGGTGGCGATCACCTCGCGCAGCTGCTCAAACTGAGCCGAGTTAGCGCCCTGCTGGGCAGACTGCCGGAACGCCACCTCGGATATCGCCAGCGCATTCTGGATAATCCCCTCGGCGGTTTCCCGGGTTGCGCCGACGGCGGACGCCAGCTGATCGGCATTATCTGCAATAGATGCAGCCATGTCGGCGATGGTCTGGTTACTGTTTACGGCGTTCTCGATCAGGTCCTTGAAGAGTTCAGTCTCAGCAATCTGATCCAGGATAGCGTCCGTGATATCGCTAAAATCGTCGGTTGGTTTACCCGAGGCCTCAACAAAATCAGACACGCCAAAGGCGTTACGGGTGCGGACGTACACGTAGTAGGTGTGATCAAATTTCAGCTGCTGGATGGTCCACTGATACCCCCGGCCAAGAAACTGCGTGCTGTTTTCGATATCGACAGTTGGTGGTACTGGCGCTTCCCCGGCGTACCAGAACTCGAAGGAAGTATCCGTAGTGGCAGTGACCGACATAACCGGTACCAGCGTCGCCTGGAGCGGCCCCGGGATCCACTGAACAGAGTTAGGCGGCCGCGGCGCGCCGATAATCAGGCTAACCTGCGTCTCGGCCCCCTTCATCCCGTTCTCGTTGCGGCCACGCACACCCAGCGTGTAGCTCCCGGCATTCAGGCCGTAGAACTCATAGCGAAACTGGTCGGTTTCGTACTGCGCAACGACCGCGCCAGCCTCGTTATAAACGCAGAGCTCAAACACCAGCTTTTTGGTGGTGGTGGCCGTTTCCCACGTGGCGGTAACCTGCACGGTCTCGCTGTTGGTATTCAGGATGCGCAGGTTTTCAATGTTCGGCACCCGGTACCCGTTCAGGGTGTCATTCGGGATATCAAACACTGCGCCATCGTCAACAATGGCCTGTTTGTTCGGGTCATGCTGCCCAGCGGTGATGCTGTAGACGGAGTTATTCTCCGTCTCGGCGATGCTAAGGATGCGGAATAAACGGACCGATACCTCGCTGGTGGAGATCGCAAAAACTGTGCCGTCACGTACCCAGGCGGGCGCACTGCTCAGGGTAATGTTTCGCCCCGCAACGCTGGCGATCTCATGCCTGCCCATTTTCCCGGTGCGATCCATAATCGACATGCTGTCGCCCGGCGATACCAGCTCAGAAACGTCGGCATCAACGGTGATCACTTTCCCTGAATGGGCCATGATGCGGCCGCCCAGGCGCGTTCCGGCGTAGTTGTTGTCCATGATCTCAACGATATCACCGGGCGTGAACCCAATGGCGTCGCGCGCCATCTGGAATGTTAAGCGGCTGCTCTCCCGCTTTGCCGTTTCCAGCAACCATTTCCCGGCGCGCCATGCCTGCCCGCGGGATGTACAGCCAAATGCCTCCAGCGTGGTCTCGTTATACATGCCCCGGGCGATCTCGTCATCGTCAGAAACGTACTCCTTCACCTGTTCCCAGCCGTTATCAGGATCAGTCCAGGAAACCACCACGGCATTATATTTTTCGGCACGCTTAACAGAGCTGCGGGTAAATTTACCGTCAACAACACTGGCGTTTGTGATGGTAGCGATCGGATCCTGCGGCGCGTCCAGCATGACCGTCAGACGCATGCCGTCCCACAGCGCAATGCCCCGGAACATGCCCGCGATTTTATCCAGCAGCTCGCGCGCGCTGATCTGCTCGGTTACATAAGCGTTAAGCGTCAGACGCGGTTCAAGCCCACCGTAGCCGTCGTTTACAGGCTGGTCGCAATACTGCGACAGGACGTACAGCATGCCGTCATCGACATCGATATAACCGGCACGCCGGGCCAGGCCAAACCGCTCGTTTTTCACCAGCTCGCGAAAAAGCTAGGCGGGGTTATTGGTCCATGCCTTTTTGAAGCCACCCAGCCACAGCCCGGAATAGGTGCGGGTTACCGGATCGTAATTATCCGGTACATCGACGATCAGGCCGCGCAGGTGATAGGTGCGGTTTGGTGTATCGGTATACTGGTCACGGTCGATTACTGCCCCGACCATAGCCGAGAACGGGTACGACAGGTTGTCGTCAGTGATTTCGGTGTAGCTGTTCCAGATGGTGCCGTTAGCCAGCAGGTCGCTGACGCTATCCGGAGTGATGCGGCGGACACGGATATCGAACGGTTTAACGTCCGGAGCATCGATAACATGTGCTTCCAGGTATTCCCCGGAGATCTTGCCGGTGATGCTTACCGTCTTTTGAATATCCCACGCGCCGTTAGCCGTGCGGGTTTCAATCACCATGGTGACAGTGCTGTTTTGCTGATTGCCCTTGGTGTCCTGCTGCACTAGCCCTGTAACACCGATATTCAGGCGTACACGGGTCACGTCAGAATCGCTGACGGTTCGCACCAGCGGCGTATCGAAAGTTACATCCGCATTAACGATGGTTGATGCCTGGACTGCTGCAAAGCCATTAATCGGGCTCTGAAACTCTGAACCGGGTCGCCAGGCAACACTAATGCCAGGAATGCTGATATTGCCGCGGGCGTCGGTAACTGGCGTTTTGTTCACCATGAAAGAGGAAAGGTGCTCCTGATCCACCGGGCCGTAAATTGGCCCCTCGCCGATGAGATCCAGCACCTGGTAAAACTGTTTGGATTTGAGATTATCGTCGAGGAGTTTAGGAGTGCTGGCTTTGCCGCCGCCTGAAGACATAACGCCACCTTAGCTAATAGATTCTGTCCAGCCCTGGTTGTTCGACGTGTCGATGCCGAGGGATACCACGTTGGGAGCCACCACCATTTCACCCAGCAGAAGCGCGACCGGATGACCCTGGCCGACACGGCTCTCGGTACTGGTGAATGAGTTGTTGGTGATCGTGTTGTTTTCCGCTGCCTCGGCTGAGGTTTTGGTTTTCATGTTGCGGGACATGTACAGCGAGTAAGCAACCGAGGCGACCGACATCGTGATGGCCACGATGGCAACTATGGTGCCGGTTTCCAGCCCTGCCCCTTCCACGATCGGGACAAACGTTATGGTGGATCCGCTATCCAGCTGGCGGTCCATGTGGAAGCGCGCGTTATCATCGTCCAGCTCATCGCCATCAACGTGGATCTGCACAGGCGACGACAGAAAAGCTTTCTTGAAGGTACGGTCCTGCGCCAGCAGAAGGCGCAGCCCCTGCGCAGGTGTATTGACGGCTAATTCGATTTCGCTGAAATGTCGGCGTAAATGCCCGCTAAATTTAAATCGGAGCATCGTTCGAGCCTCCATATAGAATGGGTTTGCCTCATAAATGCCAGGCGGTAATCCTCGCGCCTGCTGAGGTGCCCGGCGCAGTCGTGATGAAGCACCTTGCCGCTTTCAAGCAGGATCATCGCGTGGCAAGGGTCAGCGCCCGGGAATGGCTGGCGGATGATCACATCGCCGGGCTGTGCATCGCTGGCAGGAACCGGGTGGAAGCCATTGGCCGCCATATTTTTGATGTAGAGGTTTTCACCACGCAGCCACCAGCCATCTGTCCGCTCAAAGTCCGGCAGATCCACACCAGCCAGGTGATAGGCGTCGCGAAACAGCGTGTAGCAGTCTGTGATACCATGCTGAAACCGGCGGCCCAGCAGGTGCGGTACCGGGCGGAACTTACGCAGCGCACCGTTGCACGCCAGCCACCAGGGCAGACCTGTTACAACCTGCGCCCGGCGGTCAGCGCCGGACAGCACCGGGGAGTTCATCGGGTGTGAGTGAAACACGGCGGTCACCTCACCTTCTTTCTCCGCCGCCAGCCAGTCTCCATCGCTGATCCGGAAATGGCTCTGCGGACTGGGGTGAATGTTGCGACAGTGGAAAAGCCGGGTGCCATCGATGATCAGGCCGCACACCTCATCCTGCGACGTGGCCGCATAATCGATTAATTCCTGCATCAGGACACCTTCTGGGAGCCGGGGAAGCTGCTGATTGGCATCGGCTCTGGACGCGGGTAACGAAAGCGGCAGCCGGAGCGGCGGTGTGAGCATTTATCTTTTGCCGGGTCGGTGGTCGGGTTATCACGTTCATCTGCAACCGGCGGACCGTCATAGTTACACCCGGTTCCGCGGTACTGCCACTGGCATACGTCGGCCAGAATGGTGCGCGCCGGGATGATGGCGTTATCGCAGTCCACGGGCGTTGCAAGCTCATACGTCACCTGCTCGAACGTCTCTTCGGTCATTCCCTCCACGACGTAGCGCGAGACCGCCTCCATTGTCGGGTTTGCGTCCGTGTTGCCGTTCGGGAAGTTCACCGCGTCCAGGTATTTAACCGGCACCTGCCGGCGGGTGACCACCACGCCGTAGAGATCATTAAAATCGTGGTTAATGCCGTAAATAAGTCCGGAGATATTCGCGACCGCCATTGTTGGCCGGGCGTAGGTGCCCTCGTTTTTGAACTCAAAGCCCTCTACAGCGATCGGGTACGCCGGATAAGCCAGGCCGCGCCAGATGACATCGCCGAAATAACCGTTCGTGCCGGAATGAAAGCGGAGAACGTCGCCGCCGAATGGCTGCAGGTCAACCTCAAAGAGATCGATAAACGCGCCGACTCCGGCATCAACGCTGTCGATAATTAGCTCTGGTGGAATGTCGCGCACGAAAATCTCCCAAAAAAAAGCCACCCGGAGGTGGCTACTGATCGTTTATCAGGATTTTCAATAAAGTGAAGTAAGGTTAGGCTGAACTTTCGACTATAAAAGGAGGTTCAGATGTCCGGACTTGTAAACCCGAAAGACTCACCCGAAGAATCAGCATATGCGCTATTAATTGAATTAGTCAGGGCTCAGAGAGTGCCTGTTTATTCAGGTGGGGATATTTCTAACCTGTTGTCGATGTATAGCCAGGCGGTACAACACTTTAAGAAAGAAGATGAAGGCAAAAGCTAGCTTTCATCAAACAATTTAAGAAAGCTTTTACGAACGGATTCGGCAACGGCTATCGCTTTCTCCGTTCGTATATCTTCGTTCCATGTCAGTATGCCCTCGAGTTCGCGAGAAAGAGTTTTAGAAGCCTCCTCAATCACGCACTCAGGTAATTCAAAAAATTTCATAGCTTTTTCCTTATCGTGGTACCTGTTCAAATGTGGCCGTCAGTTCATACAGCGGCCCGTTTTTAACCATGCCCCAGGAGCGGCAGACAAACAGCGCCTGCACTCCTGTATCGGATGGCGTCCAGTAGAAGGACTCGACCGCCATGCGCGCCCGCAGGAAGGCTTCAGCCTCCTTTGCCGCATTAGCCCTGCACGGCCCGCTTACGCCCCGAAACACCAGGCTGTATTTCGCCATCAGCGGATTAATGCCCTTAACCTGCCGCTGCTCGTACCCATCGCCCAGCTTAACGACGGCTACGTTCGGCGCGCGATCAACGCTGTAGCTGTGCTGCGGCGTCCATGTGAATGTTTGTGGCATAAGTTGGGCTACTCCCAATAAAAAACCCGCCGAAGCGGGTTATGCAAAAAATCAATGGCGAGTTAGAAACCGGAAACCAGTTCTTTCAGTTGTCGCTTAGCATCATCAATAGCCCGAGTTTCAATGTCTGCCAGTGATGCGTTTTTATCGAGAGGGATTTTTACAAAGACGCGGATACCTTCATGGCGAAGGTCGTAATTCTTAAATTCGACAGTCGCCAGAACACCTTGCCCATTAGCATTATCGAAAGCTGTGATGCTGCCGACTTCGGTTTCAATAGCCATTACATAGCTCCTTTTTAATTGTTCAAAATAGATGCTTATCTCTTAGTTCTCGGCTGTATCATACCATTTGGCCGTTTGGACTGGTCGCTGATTTGATAAAGCGCAACATCCTTCATGGACTTCACAATCCAAGCTTTCGTTGCGTCATCAATGCCGCCGGTAGTCTGAATATGGAAGTGCACCTCCTGTGTGACAGCTGCGCCACCAGCACCAGCCTTATCGGCCGGTATAACCTTTCCTGACTGGTTCGGAATGAACATCTGCTGGCCGCCAGCCGTCTGGAATATTTCAGACTGACCGTTTTCATTGATCCGGTAGGCATTGCCTGCAGAGACGTTGCCGCCGTATCGACGGCCTCCACTCATGCTTACACTAGCAATGTTTGACAGAAGCGAAGCTCCTGCTGATGCAATGGCAGCGTAGTTGGCAAGTTTTTGTGCCGGTGTTAACGCAGTAGGATCGGCCATAGCTTGCATAATGGCGGTATTGAGACTGAGGGTTGATTGTGCGATGGCAAACGCCTTTGCTGCGGCAAACATCGCAATGTATGCGCCGCTGCTTTTCCCTGAGGTGTTTTGAATTATTGTCGCCAAACTATCGAAACCTTGAGAGGCGGATCCAAGAATTGAGCCTATCGCAGCGGCTTGAGCATTCGCTTCATCAATAGCTATTTTTTTACGAGCATTGGAAGCCTGCTGCTGAATAGCAGTTTTGGCGTCTTCATAAATCTGGACATTTTGGATATCAATAGCTTGGTATTTTGCTAAAGCAGCAAGCTTCTGTTGCTCTTGCAAATCGATTTGAGCTAAAGGATCTACCACAGCGCCGGTAACTGCATCAGGCATAATCTTTGCCGCTACAATTTCCTGCTCTGCGTATTTTTTCCCCTGCTCTGCCTGCTGACGCTGCTTAACAGCATTAGCTGCGTCCCATTCAGCGGCAGCATATTTTCTTATTTCATCAATTTGCCCAGCCGTAGCGCTTTTATTAAGAGACTGCTCAGCCCTTAGCATGGCCTGTTCGCGTGACAAATCCTGTGTTGCCCCGGCAGCAGTTTCTGCGCGCTGCTTATAATCAGCAATTTTCTGGGCATTAGCCTCCATCTGAGTGGCTGCGCTTTTGCCCTGCTGTTCATTCTGCTGCTGGGCTTTGCGTCGAGCCTCCTCAGCTTCCTGTAGATCGTAATTCTCTGCAGCCAGACGCTCAGCAGACGCGATCTGGTTAGGGTTGTCAGTAACCTTAGCCGCCGCCATTCTGGCTTTTGCTACTGCCCGCTGGCGTTCATCCTGTATTTTCAGAAGCTCGTTTTGCTCTTCAAGGCTCAGGATTACTTTATCGCCATCGACAGTTGGTGGGGCGATCTGCAATGATTTAGGATTAAAGTTCTGCCCGGCCTGATTGGCCCGGTTAATTTCATTGGCTGTTTTGCCAAAGGCTCTGGCCACAGCCCCTTGCACCTGCTCAAGGGTAGAACCTTTCTCTATTAGGCGATCATGCACCCCCATCGAGGTGAGCATATTGTTATTAAGAGTGGTCTCCATGCTATCGCGAGCCTGGGCTGTACGAGTCAGCCTGTCCTGATTTTCCGCGCGATCGCGCTCTTTCTGGTTTATCAGATTGGTCAGCTCTGCTGCTTTCTGGAGTAACCCATTACCTTGCTCTGCTGTCGTATTGAACTGGCTCCCTTTTTTTATATAGTCATCACGTTTAGCAGTGAGATCTTCAATCTCATCGGTTGAATCCGCTATGGTTCCCTTTAGCCCTTTCAGGGCGATATTGGCGTCTGCTATAGCCCCTCTAAGTTGGGTGTTGCTCATCGTCTTCATAGAGCTGTTGAGCTTGTCCAGACCGTCAGCAAAAGCAACCGCCTCTTCCTTCGCCTGCTTGGCAGTTTGCCACCAGTAAAGCAGTGCGGATGCGGCAATCATTGCTACACCCGCTGGGCCGCCGATCAGTGAAAGAGCGCCACGAGCAAGGCCAAATCCCACCGATGCAGCGCGTGCCGCAGCCGCAGCTCTGGCAGAAGCTGCAGCCTGGGCGGTTTCTGCTTCCACCAGCGCCAGTGAAGCAGCTCGGGCGCGTGATTTTGCTGCGCTAAGGTTTTCGAGTGCCGTCATTTCGGCGTTACTTCCACGCGCGACATTCAGCTCAGCCTGAGCCAGCGCAACGGCTGAGAATGCCGCTTCTTTATCAGCAAGGGTCTTTCTTTGCGCTGCGTTAGCCGCAATAAGCAGTGACTGGGCAGACTGGTTCTCTGCCGCTGTCTGCTGACGGGTAGCAGCAATTGATTGCAGCTTCCCGCTGAGAGCATCCTTCAACGATCCGGCGTAACGTCCAGCCATTACCAGGGCGAAAGCTTTGGCAGCGAGTGTTGCGCTGTCGATGTAGCCCGACATAGCCTCGGAGTTCTCAGAGAAATTGAGGATCGTATCGGCGGCGGTAATGATGCTGTTGGTGAAGCCCTGAATCACTCCGGTCTGCCCTTCGACTGCCACCAGCATAGCCGTAACAGCGGTCCGCATCCTGACGCTGGCATCGACCAGATTATTAGACATGCCAGCAGCTGCAGCTGTGTTTGCATCGAGTGATTGTTTCAGACCTTCGGTAAGATCCGAAGCTGTAAGCTTACCTGATGCTCCAAGGGCGCGGACTGCTGCAGCTGATTTGCCACTGGCTGCTGCAATATCGTTAATGACTGTCGGAATGGCAGTGGTGATGGACTCCCACTGGTCGGCAGATACGGTGCCGGTGTTTATCGCTTTGGTGAAGGCACTAATTGCAGAATCAGCACGCTCGGCAGACGCGGCGTTCTTCACGAACGCGTAAGACATGGAGTCCTGAACGTCGATTGCCTGTTCGGTAGAGTACCCCATGCTGCGCAGTCCGTCAGCACTGCGGATATAAAGCTCCTGGGCTTCTGCCAGCGATCGATATGTGCCGTTTGCAGTATTAAGCAAGCGTTTTTGTACGCGCTCAAATTCATCCTGGCTGGAAGTGGCCATCTGCACACGCTCGGCCATCTCCTGGTAGCTTTGCACCATGCGGGCCATTTCACGCAGTGCAGAAACCGCGATCAGTGCTTTCAGGGCAGAGGCCAGCTTGCTAAGTCCAGTGTTCAGCCCGTCGGCAGCATCATCCGCTTTCTCAAAGCCGCGCTCCATATTATTCGTGATATTTTCTACCTGCTTATCTGCTTGTAGAAGCGCATGAGTATCGGCTTTGATCTCGTAATAAATGCCACCTACGTTTTCCATCTGCTTTCCTCCAGGCAATAAAAAACCCCGCCGGAGCGGGGTTTACATTTTCAATTGGTGCTCAATAACCTTTGATGGCATTTATCGTCATTGTTTGGTTTGACTGTTGAATAATGCTATCGCTAGTTTTCATTTTAACTCGCGCATCTTGCTGGCCTGTTTGCACATAGGTGTCACAATCTGCCTGGCTAATTGACAGTTTTCCTCGGCGGGAAAATTCAGCCTGTATCTTCGGGATGATATCAGTATTTCCATAACCCATTGCTTGGCCTTTCAGGGTGCACAGCCCTGTATCATCATAAGACGAAAGTGGTTTCTCTTGAGCGCATCCAGCCAATACAGCAACCAAAGATCCAATTAGAAAAAACCGTTTCACTATGCTATCCCCATCAGTAAAAGATGAGGCTAATCCTATCAGGTGAGCACGACAGCGCAACGTGATGCATGATTTTTTGATTTCAGATGAGGGATACAAAAAAGCCACCCTGAGGTGGCTTAATTATCAGTTAGCGTTTTCGCAACCCGGCTGGCCACGGTCAATAACTTCAGTACCTTCAACGATGAAACCAAACTTACCGACCAGGAAAGAATGGTTGAATTGAGTTACTACAACGTCTGATAACGCAACTGAGCAGCGGTTTCTTTCGATTGCTCTGTCAATGGCAGTTTTCACGTTAGGGATCCCAAGCGGGAAGAGCACTACTGGAGCGGAGTCCTCTGCTTTAACGCGAGCGCCTTTGACAAAATTATTCGAGTTAAGATTATAGTTTTTGGTACTCGCTACGGTTAAATCAGCTACGCGAGAACTACATCCTGCCAACATCATCACTACTGCGGCTAAAGCCAATGCCTTTTTCATTTTATGTTTCCTTTGATTGCAATCAGAAACATCTTAACATCACTTCGCCGCCATTAGCGGCCTACCAAAGTTAGTAGAAATTCTCAGATAAGTTTGAATTTTAAGCGGATGTGAACTAGATGAGATTCCTTTGCGTGTCGATCTCAACCATCTTATCAGCCCAGTCCATGACCGCATCATAGGCCTCTTCCGTCGGGATCTTGTCTTTCTCTTTCATCGGGAACTTGGCGTTCATTGCGGCGCGGAAACTGGTCATTGTCATGTTCCAGGCTTCCGCCTCGCTCATGCCGAGGTGAGCAACGGCTGTGTAGACAAATGACCGGACATCAAATTTACTGGAATACTCGTTTTTTTGCCCCTTTAGCTGCTCCGGCGGCTGGTCGCCCATCACACCATGGCGGATCAGGTGCCGCGCCAGCTCTAACACATCGGTAACCGGCAGCAGGCCGGGCCGGTAGGACAACTTTCCTTTTGTTGTGATCTGGTATGTGCCGATCAGGTGACTGATGTTCTCTGTGCAGCAGGCGGTAACCACCCGGGCCGCTGCCGCTGCCATTTCTGCAAAGCAGCGGGCCAGCACATCGCGCATGATGGTCGGTTCGCTAATACGGTGTGTCGGATAGTGCCCGGCATGCACGGTGACGAACAGCCTGACGATATCCTCCGGCGCGCCGATCCGGGACATCGCCAGAAAAGAGGGGTTGAGGAATATCTCGCGGCCACCAGCGCGGATCACCGCCTGGCCGATATCAGTGATGACCTGCATAAAACCTCAAAGGGGCCGAAGCCCCGTAATTAAGCTGTGACTACTACGTTCGCGAAGCCGGATGATACGCTGCTGGCCGTTGGGGATGACACAACGCAGGCATAAGTGCCATCGTCTGCAATCGTCACGTTAGCCTTGGTGTACGTTGCAGCTGTTGCTCCGCTGACATCCTGACCATCCTGCTGCCACTGATAACTCAGCGGGGAGTTGCCGCTGGTGGTGGCCGCTACGTTCAGCGTCAGCGTGTCGCCCTCTTCCAGCGTCCGGCTCTGCGGCTGGGTCGTGATAGTGATGGTATCGCCCACGTCACGCACATCAACATCGCCAGCACTGGAGGCTTCCAGCGACCAGGTTGCGACATCATCGTGAGGCGCTTCGTCCTGCCAGCTCGTGACAAGGAATGGCCCCTCCGTAATATCAAGCGGGGAAATGATTTTCAGCCAGACATACGGCTGGTTGCTGGTTTCCGCTGATGGGCTGTAGACATGGCGTTTCATGGCTCGCTGGCCGTAGATAGCCTCCTTACGGCTTACACCGTCACCGGAGAAAGACACATTTTTGTAGGTAGTGACGTTCTCCTGGGTAAACGCCGCGCTCTGGTCGCCCGTTGCGTCGGCAGTTTCCCACTCCACGCCCGTGGTTTTGCCGCGCATCATACCGAGGCGCTTATACTGGTTCGCTGCTGGCTGAACCTCAGGGCAGCCGATCGCGTAATATACGGCGACAGCAAGCCCCGTGAATGCACCTGATTCACATGCCATGAGTTTTTACTCCGTTACTGGGAAATGATGGTTCTGAAGTTGATTTCGAAGGCCACGCGGCCCTCTTCGGTTCTGAAGGCGGGGACGCCGCCGACTGGTTGCATCAGGATGATGCATTCGGTCTGATACTCCAGGCTCATGGCCCGGCGGATAGCATCAGCATTATTTTCCACGGCATCGATACCGGGATCGTTCTGGCCGGTCAGCAGGATGATGCGGAAATAATCACGGGAGATGGCTTGCTCGTCACCTCCGCCGCCGTTCTGCTGGATGATGAGATAGCGCTCGTTCTGTGAGTCCTCATGCTCAGTGAAAAAGCGCTTCTGCACTCGGTAGCCGGTATCAAAACCGTGCTGCTGGAGCCAGGCGCGCAGAGCGTCATAAACCTCGCTGCGGGTCATAGTTTGTATCCTCGCCGGATGGTTTCCCGTATATCGTTCATACCGTCACGCTCAAAGCCGTTTTTCAGGAATTCCGGCTCGCCATTCGGATCCCAGTAGTTGCCGTTGCCGTTCGCTCGCGGCTGCCCTTTAAGCGTGCCTGGTGCAGCGTTGACACGGGCAGCATAGCTGGCGGTGTAACCGGTACGGCCGGTCATGCCTTTTGGAATGGGCCGTAACTCACGGAACTGGCTGTTCACCAGCGTGGAAGTATCCATGGGCGTAATCTGGGCGGAATAGCCTATGCCCACAATCATGACTTCAGTGATCACCCGCCCGGTCACTGGCCCGGCTATCTGGCTGAGCAGCTTTCTGGTGTTCATCTGAACGCTTTTGATGCCCTTAACCGGCATACTGACCTCCTGTAAAATCATGCCCCGAGGGAGTTGCGGTTAGACGTCAGGATTTTGTAGTCGGGCTCCTCTTCGAAGAACGACATATCCCACATCTTGACCGCCCGGATCACGTCGCCTTTCGCCTTAACCGGATCCGGCTCTCTCGTGGTGTCGCCTACCGCTACATAATCGTTACGCAGCGGTTTACGCACGTCAGCGCCGTTGTGCTTCAGCTCAGTGGAAATGATCAGGTTGGTGGTGAACTCAATACCGGCATCGTCTGTGGACTCTTCCTGGTTCACCTCCCACGTACAGTCAATGAGATAAGGCTCGCCAGTCGCCCAGGTGCTGCTCCAGTCGTCATAGGTGCGTGGATAGACAGTGGCAAGGTTGGTGTAAACCCAGTTCGCTGTAACGCTCACGGCTCCTCCCAGCGGATGACTTCCGGCTTTGTGGCGGCGACCTCGCGGCAGAAGATGAACCACTCGCCGTTACTTTTGACGTAGCCGGTCACCCTCCTGCCGCTGTCAGTCAGCACCCAGACCTTCGTAAACGGCTCTGGCAGGCGCTGCTTAACGGATATCAGGGTCATCAGCGGCCCCCGTTGCTCATACAGCCGCCCTTGCCGATCCAGATACCGCCGAATGCAGGGGTAGCAGTCGGGTCGGGCGGGATGAGCGCCGTCGCGCAGCCATGTTTATCCAGCCCTCGCAGCAGGTTCAGCGCGCCTTTCCAGCGATCGGAAAACGACTGGTAGCGAAAAGACCGGGATGCGCCGTTTGGCGCGGTCTGGCTGGACAGATATTTATCACCCTGCCCCAGCCCCATCAGCGCCAGCAGATAAAGCTGGATAAGCATCGCTGTGGCGGCCGGATAATGCAGGCTCAGGCACGTTTCGATACCGTTTACCTGCTCCACCAGCGCCGCCAGCACGAAATCAGGCAGGGTAATCCCCTGACCGCTTAGGTACTGCTGCGCCTGTTCGGGATTTACCATGGCTGACTCCTGAAATAAGAAGCCCCGCCGGAGCGGGGCATAAAAAAACCGCCTGAGCGGCGGCTGTTATTCAGCGGAGAAGAGTTTCTCGAGCTCACCGTCAGGCAGCAGCTCCGAAAGCTTTTCAGCGCCCAGGGTGCCTTTGAACTCGATCCCCAGCTCTTTCAGGCGGTCGGCGATAATCTCCTTACGGGATTTCCCATCTTTCCCTGCACCGGGTGTTGCCGGGTTGAGCGTGCCACCAGCTTCGCCACGCATCAGGCGGACGTTTGGTTTCAACGCCGGGTGAAGGCTTTCAAACTCCACCACATCACCAACCGTCACGCCGTGCCAGGGGCGAATAACTTCGTACTTAGCCATGAGTTCTCCTTAGCCCAGGTTCGCGCCGTAAAGCACACCGGAGTGGCCTTCGTCGTCACGTTTGATCTGCAGGCCTTCCGCAGACATGATCTGGAAGTTGTAGTTGCTCTGCGGCAGCGGGCGCGGCAGCGGAATGACGCCGACAGCCATACCAACCAGCGGCGAAAGCACATCCTGACGGCGTTCGTAGGCGAGGAACTCGTTACCCTTGAGCGCGTAGGTCATGCGGATATCTTTCACCGGCATAAACTTACGGATGGCATCCAGCACGGAACCGCTCACGATGGCATTCGCACCGTTACCGACCTCAATCGTGTACGGCTTCGAGAGGTTTGCCATGATTTCAGAGCTCAGCCACAGCACATCATAGGCGGTGACCAGGTTCGCGCGGGCACTCAGCCCGAACGGGCCCGTAGCACCGAAGAAAGCCAGAGCTTGCGCTGGTGTGCAGGTGGTGAGATCAATATTTACCCCACCAGCACCGGATCCGAGGTTGATCTTTGCGGTGTTGCGGTGGTTACGCAGCCCCTGAGACTGGTACTTCTGCACCTTGATGCTGGCATTCCCGTCCAGGTAGCCATTAACACGACGCTTATGGAACTGGCGCATCTTGGCTTCCTGCGAATCCAGCGCAATATCAATACCTACAGTGTTCAGCCCGGCAGCAAGACGCCAGTTCACACCATAACCGGCAGTATAAACGGGCACAGGATCGCCATCGCTGTCGTAGTCGGTCTGATCGAAGGAGTACGGCGGCTGACCGTCCAGGCTGACCTGCACGTCATCGGCAATATCGCCGACAACGGTGTACAGCTTCGCGGTTTTGCCGATGTTCAGGACCTGCATAACGCTCATCAGGTCGTTAACGATCTCCATACCGACCTGCTGATCGCGCAACTGAATAACCTGACGATCGATTTCAGCCCAGAACTCACGCCCCAGACCATCACCCGCCAAGGCATTGGCCGCCAGCGTTTCGACATCCATTACGCCGCGGTACTGGTTGACCATAAGCCGATGAGAGGTATCCCAGATATTGCGCTGGGACCAGAGGGAGTTCCAGTGCTGGTGCAGGCGACGGTTAGTCGCCAGGGTTTCACGGGAAAAATACATGTGCGTGTGTCCTTAAATTATGCGCCAGCGGCTGCGGCGGCAGTGCCGACACGCATACGAACGCGGATGAAATCGGTAGCGCCTGCCGCAATGGTGGCTTCGTCCTGGCTGTAGCCGATCACCGCGTCGGTGTCGTCAGTGGCCAGCGTGAACTGGCCAGCAGCACCAAGCTTGATCGGGCTGTCTTTTTTGTACGCGCCGGGCACGCACAGCAGTGCCAGTTCGCGCCCTTCTTCCACGTAATTGCCCACGGCGGAATCACCTTCCGGTACGGTGTCACGAATGCCCAGTCCCTGATGATAGGCACAGTCGATAATGTAGAGGCGTCCGGTCAGCGCGGTAGCCTGCGCAAACTCGTCTTCGCCATTGATAATTGCCGCAGTGCCCGGCAGCAGGTCAGCGGCAGTGGTACGGGTTTCAGTCCTGAAGAGCGACTGCCCGTCGATATTTACGCGACGATAGCGGGATGCCATGCGCGGTCTCCTTTAAAGTTGGTTGCGGGCCGGTTAAGCAGGGAGTTAAGCCGGGAAGTAAGTGGACGGGTCCGGAGCACCGGTTTCGGCAGGCGTCTGTGCTGAGTTACCCGCCAGTGGCGCGGCAGTACCCAGCTTGCTGAACATGTCTTTCAGTGCGGGGCCTGACAGGGCGTTAGCCACGAGTTCGCCATGTACAGCCTGCACCGCGTCACGCATCGCTTTTTCTTCAGCGCGGGAGTTTGCAGTGAGCGTTTCGGCAAGCTGCTGCTGATTGGTCTGAAGGGCTGTGATTTGCTCGGTTACAGGCTTCAGCGCATCGGCGAAATTAGCGGCCAGGCCCCTGCCGATCTCAGTGATCAGCTCTTGTTTTTCTTCATTGGTTAAAGGCATGTCGCCCTCCGTTTGATGGTTGGTTGCAGGCGGTTCCTGCGGAGTGAAAAGAGATTTAACTTTGTTGGCTACAACGGTTACCCAGGACTCCTGGCGGGCTACCGGCGTTCCTGTGTCGTCGAAGGTGATTTTCCCGCCTTCTGACGTGTAACCGAATACCTGGGCGTTGCCCCCGTTGCGGATGATGACCACCTGACTGTCAGTGAAGTCGGCGACCCAGGCGTATTCATTCTCACCAGGCGCGAACCGGGCCTTAGCCGCACGGTCGAGGCGCTGCTCGCGCTCACGGTAGGATTCGCCCACCAGCGCCCCGGAGTTCGCTTTAAGCGGCGTCGCAAGGTCAGCGTTAACCATCAGACCGACGCCTTTCTCCGGGCCTGCTGCGGGCAGCTCGTGAAGCAGGATGGCGTCGTGGTCGATGGCATGGATTTTCACCACCCACTTCGCGCCCTGGTCCTGCAGGTCTTTGGGTGCCGGGGTGCGCTCACGAAATACGGCGACGCTGGACCAGATAGGATCGGTCGTTTCGCCTTTCTCGATGGCCTCAATGCGCTGCAGCAGCTCCACGCCGCCGGGGGACTCCATGGCTTTATTCACGTCGATCCATTTTTCCGCATAAACGCGGTTGCCCTGCAGGCTGACGTTGCGGTTCCACGCGCCAATAAAGCCCACGTTCAGCCCCTCAGGAGAGAATGCGGAGACGAACTGGCCATCCACCATCGGATGCCCCAGCGGAGCCAGGGTTCCCTCCAGTGTCCGGTAGTTCGCGCTGATCTCCGCCTCCGGATAGAACTCTTCGTTCATGATGACGTTAGCCGGCAGGGTATAGCTCGGGATCACCACGTGCTCACGGTCATTATAGGTTTCGCGGCGAATGGCTTTGTTATCGACCTTATGGTTGATATGAATCTGAGATGGCATGCTGGTTTCTCGCTGTTATGCGGCGTGGTGGTGACCGCAGCCGCAATGTAGATGGTTGGCGACAAGTCCGGCCTTCTGCGCCTTCTCCAGCCGCTTCTTCGCCATGTCGACGACGTTCGGGTTAAGCGGCCTGCCGTTGGCATCCACCAGCACCGCTACCTGCGTGCATTTGCAGTTGATGGCATTACCGTCAACGCTGTACCAGTCCCGCACTTCTTCGGTGGTATAGAGCTGCGCGTGACGTAGCGCGTGCTTGCGACGTGTTGTCGGGCTAAGCGCTGAAAGGTGCATCTGCCGCGTCATGATGCCGTACTGGGCCTCGGCCTCGTCCGACTCATCCCAGCGGGCGCGGCGCAGAGCCGTGGTTATTTCGGTCCGGGCGATACGCTTTGCGCGACCAATCTCCATCCCGGTCTGCTCAGTCAGCCGTTTGGCAATATCACGGGGGTTTTGCCCTCGGCCAATGCCGTCGGTAAGGATCCGCGCCATATCCGATTTCGTCCGCGCGCTGAGGTTTTTCATCTCCTCAAATACACGGGTGCGCACCAGCAGCAAACGGCGCTGATAGGGTTCGCTCAGCAGCAGTTGCTGGAGATTCTCCCGCCCGGCGGCGTACACCGCTGACTGCTGCGACAGACTGGCGAACTCCTGCGCCGTGCCGCGCTGGTACGCCTGATTAACGTAATCGCGCCAGAACCAGAAATTCATCTCGTTACCGCCGTAGAGGATCTCATCCACCAGCGTGGAGGCGTTCTCCAGCAGCATGAACAAGAGCGAAGTATCAAGGTCGAAGGTGTAGCGAAGGTTTACAGCGGGTGATGCAGGTATGCGGTCGAGGATGCTCTGGTAGGCTTTTGCGATACGCTTGACCCGCTTTGAGAACTCATTCATCGCGCCGCGTTCGAGTCGATCAGCGCCCGTCGGGTCGCTAAGATTTCCGGGCAGAATCGGAGGTTTTATCCTCTTCGTCTTCTTCATCGTTATCCTCTCCCAGCGGTTCAGGCGACCCCTCATACCCGGCGGCCACGCGGATTTCCTCGCCCGTAAACGGCTGCTCGCCAGTACCTGCTGACGCGCTATTGATCTCGGCCATGAGTTTGGCGGATGCCAGCTTCTCAGCGCCGGAGCTGGCGTTCAGGTCATCCCAGATAACCGTCGTTTGTGGTACCGCGTCGAGAATGCCCAGCAGCACCAGCTTGTCGCAGAAGTCTTCAATATCAAACGACAGATCACCGCGTCGGGACTGGCAGCGCCCATTGAAATAGCGCTGGTCCTCAGTGCTGGCCCGCTCGCCCGTCTGCATGCCCACAAGGATTTTTGTCGGGATATCCAGCGCAGCTCCAGCAGTCTGCAGGTTGACATTGTAGGTGGGTTCAGGATCGGCAACTGAAGTCACCAGCGGCGTCACCGTTGCGCCCTGGGTGGTCAGCAGCGCATCGTTGCCCCGGTTGACCTCAACGGCGGCTTCGTTGAACTTTTCCTGCAGCTCATTGACATCGACGTTGTACATCGAGGCCAGGTTACTGAAGTCGATCTCTTTATCGAAGTTGATATTCAGCTGGCGCGCTGCGTTCTTCAGGAAGGATTCACCGCTGCCGCCCTCCACTTTCTCCAGGCTGACGAAAGCGTTATAGGCTGCCTCAAGGAAGCCGATGGCGTCCGCTGAATAGTCGCCGAGGATAAATACACGATCCGGGTGAACATCCACGCGCCGGGTATTGCCGTTCGGCAGGCGTTCAACGTACTCCCACATCTTCGGCTGTCCATAGGTACGGGAGTTCAGGCCTGTGTCCCATGCAGAAGGCACCAGTGCGCCCGCCCAGGCGACAGTAATTTTTTCCAGGCCGCGACCTTTCGTGGCGGGGAGATTCCAGTCTTTATCGTCGCGAATGTGCAGCAGGATGCCGGAGTAACGGCCCACCAGCCGCCGCAAATCAGCTTCGGCAAAGGCACGCCAGAAGCGATGGGTAAAAACGGCTTTCGCCTTGCTCTCCCATGCAGTTACTTTGCGGGTTTCGTCGGCCTTCTCCCCCTCGATGATCTCCGGGTTGCTGAGCCAGCAGGTGCTGGTAATTTTGCGCACCGCGCCGTGAGCGATGCCACCGCGCCGGTAGAGTCTGTACAGGTCATCGAATGTCAGATCCTCTTTGAAGCCGTACTCGCACCATGCCGTGCTGCGCTTGGCATCCAGCCCCATTGTCGGGTTAGCCGCCAGCATCCGGGCGCGCGCAAGGCTGGCATCGGCCAACGCATGGTTGACGGCCAGTGTTAATTTGTCAGTCATGTTTTGTCCGTTGGTGTGGTTAAGGCAATAAAAAAGGCCGCCTAAGCGACCTTGTTAATCATTGTGCGAAATCAATCATCATCATCTTGCCCCTGCTGATCGAAATCGTCTTGCCGCTCATCCCATTCGGCATTTTGTGAATCATGGTAAGCCTTGGCCTCAATAATTTCACCGATGAGCCCATCTACAAAAGCTTCGGACTTATCTTCAAGGGAAACTCCTTCTGGAAGAAGTCCGTACTCACTTGCAAGTTGTTCCAGCTCTTGATCACTCAAATGTTCAAGCTGTTTGCGCTCGTCATCACCATCAAAGTTATCACTCATAACCAGTTTTCCGTCAGCATAAAAGGGACACCATTATGTCCGACGAAATTCCACATTCAATACCCTATGGAAATTAACGCAGGCGCTTTGGAATCATCATGCCCATCGGCTGCGCGCCGCCGAGCTCGGTGAGTGCGTACACCGCTGCGTCGAGTCGGTCAGGCGACTTTTTGGCAGTGGCCGGCACGTACTCCATCAGCTGATTTTCCAGCACATAGAGATTACCGTTGTGCGCAACGCGGCCCTGCTCGTAGAGAGCAGAGATCGGCTCTGCCCGTGCGTATTTCCCCTTACTGGCATGGACACGGATAATACGGCCCTTGTAACCGGCGTTACGCAGCGTTTCCTCGGCCATATCGCCGCCCTGGTTAGTTTCGATAACGATCGCATCGGCTTCGTGCTCTTCGTAAGCCCACATGGCCTTTTTGGCCCAGCCAGCCGGTGAATACTTGCCGCTATAGTCCCCATCGACAGAGAACTGTTTTTTATCACCAGAACCATACGCACTGGCTGCCACAATACCGGATTCGTCGCTTTCATCGCTGTTCGTTGCCTGCGGGTCGATAGCCACTACCGAGCGAACCTTGTCGAAACGGATCTGCAGGTCGCGGGAGGCGCTTATCATCGCCTCATTCCACAGCGCACCCTCTGCATTGAAACGCCGCGGCTTCTGCATGTACTGTGCCTCGGCGGTGCGCCGGTGCGAAAACAGGGAAACGCGGTGTGTCTCGTTGTGCTTGAACGGCCAGAGCCAGCCATCAGGCAGCCCGTGGTCAATCGGGATAGCGTGTGTGTTCTCAGGGTACTGCGCCAGGTAGGCCTGGCTGTTATCGATAAGCACAGGCAGATTGAGGTGATGCCACTTTTCGCCAGAACCGCCGCGCAACAGGTAACCACTCAGATCGTGATAGTGAATGCGCTGCATAATCACAATCATCGGCGTCGTTTCGATCGCCAGACGTGACTTGATGGTTTCGTTAAAGCGGTTGTTAACGCCGTCGCGCACTATCTCGCTATAGGCATCATCGGGTTTGACCGGGTCATCAATGATAAGCGCGCCCTGCCAGCCTGGCTCCATATGCCCGGCACGAAAGCCGGTAACCTGTCCGGCTGCCGACGATGCATACACGCCACCGCCAAATTCATTCCACCACATCGCCTTACTGTCAGCATCATCGCGTAGCGACATAGGCCACATGGCCTGATAGGCCTGCGATTTGATCATGCCGCGTGCGGTAGACGAGTTAAGCAACGCCAGCTGGTGGGAGTACGACAGGTGCATGAAGCGGGCGCGCTGGTTGAGCGCCAGCCCGCGCCCCATCATGTTGATGGTGGCCAGCTCGGTTTTGGTGTAGCCAGGCGGGACATTGATGATCAGACGCTGAATTTCACCATCTATCACCCTGTCCAGCGTCTGCTGGATCACCCGGTGATGTGGCGCGACGATCATCTTGCCGCCGGTGCGTTGCTTGAAGAAGTAGCGTGCGTAATATAGTCCGTCCTCCACGCATTCAACGCGTCGGGCGAAAAGCTTTTGCTCAGCAGTCGTCATCCTCCAGCATCTCCCGCCGCGCAGCTTTGTAATCGTCTTTGCTCATGGTGACTTTCTCGATAGGGCCTCCATTCGGCCCTGAATGCTCAAACTTATGCTTATTGGTGTAGGCATCACCCACTTCTTTGGCCGCCTGCTCGATGAGCTGGGATGCCAGCGCAAAGTTCTTCATCCCCTCTGTTTTGGTCGCCATACGATCCAGCGCACGCAGCCGGTAAGCTTTGTTGGCGATCGGGATATCGGAGATTTCGTTCTGGAAACGGTCACGGGTGACGTTAAACATGTCCACCCACTTTTGCGCCAGGCCTTTTCCGTTCGCTTTTGTCGGGTCGTGTGATTCCACCTGCTGACGGGTGATCGTAAGGCCAAACTCTTTTTTGACGGCCTCGACTACCTGAGTGGGCGTATCAAAGCAGGCTAACGACTGGACGATAAAGGCTTTGACCTCTCCTTTTAATGCCGCCATTGGTTACCTGCCTGTCATAATCAGTCAAAAGTTAAGCCAGCTTCAGCAGGCACGTTCCGCATGCTCTGGCGATATTCAGATGAGCAACCTCCGCAGGGTTATTCGCAGCGTCCACCAGCTGCTGCACATCGTGGCTGGCTCCGTAGCGCCGGACTACGCCGACAAACTCTTCCACATCGTGTCCACGCAGTTTCAACTTCGGCTGCCCTTCACGAGTGAACTTCGGCGCGCCAAACTCATCCGTCTCCTGGGCGATGTGATAGAGCTCGTGCTCCACCAGCGCGCAGAACTCCAGATCTGAACACTGAGCGCAGTAATCTGCCGCCAGGGTGATGATGAAGTCAGGGATGCGCCCGAACCATTCATACATCTGCTGCTCCATGCGGGCTTTTTGCCAGCCCCCGGCGCGCATCATTACCTCTTCCGCCTGGCCCAGTACGGCTCGCCCCCTTTTATCGAACGCATTCGATGCCCAGAGGAAACAGAGATCGGCCTCCAGCAGGTGAGCATGGTCAGGGTTATGCAGATTTCCGTCGTCACTCAGGATCTCGCCATGCAGCCATTTCTGAACGCCTTCAGCAGGAATGATGCGGATGTACGGTTTGAAGTCTGGGTTATCTACCAACAGGGGTGGTGGATGAGGTCTTTGATCTTTTATGGTCAATATGTACTTCCTCAGACAGCAGTAATATTCTTGTTTGCGAACAAATTATTCACTACTACCAAAATGGATAAAAAGAAATGAAGAGGCTTAGTATTGTCTGCATTGCTGCTGCATTAGCAGCATGCTCTAACACACCCGTTCCAACGGATCAGGCTAAAGAGGTTTCAGGAACACAGCTTTTAACAACTGCCTATTCAAAAGCAGCCGAAGACACTGGAAGAGTAATAATCAAGCGTGATGCAGGTCAAATGGGCAGCTTGTGCAATTTATATGTTTTCGTTGATGGAAAGCCGTTGGCCAAACTTTATCCAGAAGAAAAAGTAACGGTGCATTTAGCACCAGGTCGACACATACTTAGTGCTGATCCCAGAGGTGCTTGTCCCGGCGGCATGAGTGAACAGACAGCCGACATAGTGAAAGGGTCAACCCAAGTGTTCCGGGGTAGTTTCACAAGCGCTGGCGATTTTAACCTTTTGCCAACAGCCTTTTAAAAATTAGCCATCACGACAGGTTTAGTCATCGTGATGGCAAAAAAACCGCCCTAAGGCGGCTTTGAAGTTGATGAACTACAGAGAAGGAAGCCGTTTCTTTAAAAGCTCATTCGCCTCAACACATTTTTCCTCAATCAGCTTAAGGCGGGCTGGCACCTCACTTGTGGAGCAATTGGTAACAAGGCAATACCCTTCCACCCACGTCTTCTCGTTTTCCTGAGTGAACAGGCTTTCAAATATCTCAACCCAGTCACTATTCGGAACGCGCTCAAGCTCAAAAAACTTTAACACTCCACTCCCACGAAGTGTTCTTTGCTCATCTAACCCTAAAATTTTCAAGACCAGATCCCCACTTGTTTTTGTAGGTATTTGATATCACCAACCTGAGATTATTCCTATACCTCAAAAATGATAGGGCTTCGAAATTTTTATAGTTATGCACTATGAGGGGAAGCCGCTGTGCAATGACTGCTATTTACTATCGGTCTACTTGTCCCACTCTTCGCGGAACTTGCTCGGGTTATCGCTGCCTTCTACTGACATAGCGCCTCTTGTGTTGCTACCAATAAAAACTGCCCTTAGGCGGTCAGTCTTCTTTTACAATCGCAGGCCGAATTTTGCAGCTCCGTAGCTGGTAATCGCCATGCTCGGCGCGCAGCTCAATGTCTATCTCATCAAAGAACCGGTCATAGAGCTGGTGGGCTGGCTCGTTCTGCAGCGCCTGGATGAAGTGGGTGCCGTGTACGAGCGATACGTCCCTCGTTGAGAACCGGAACTCTAACTGCCAGACGACCACCTTATTCGGATCCACAAGCTGTTTCATATCCCCTCCGCTGTAATTAGCCGCGGTCAGAATAGTTCATTATATCGACAATGAGTACAGTACTGGGGTCAGTTTTTGAGCCATGACACATTCCCCTGTCCTGTAAAAATGCTTTCCGGCTAAATCTCAGTGCAAAAATCATTAAAATCAGCATGCTTAGTATTGTAACGATTGTGCATTTGCACTCCCTTAGAAACACTCTGGGTTTCCTGTTTCTAAGGGCTTTTTTTATTTTACTGCGTTATACCAGGCCTGCCAGCGGTAAGTATTAAGTCGCAGCTGGCGCAGACATTCCGCCGTCTCGACATCCGCCTGCAGATCCGCGTCGCTGTCTGCGCCTGCATCACTTGCCTTGCATGGCTCCTGCATCAAATCCGCTGATGGAGTTGGCAGCATCGATAGCGCGTTGCCGCAGCCGGACAGACTCATCATCAAAAAAACAAACGGTACGATTCGGATCCTGGACATATTTCACCACGTCGCGGGTTATGGTTCGGTAGATAATTTTGCTTTCTTCGCTGGCCTGGGCGGCCTTCTGCTCGACAGGCAGAATAGCCTTTTCTGCTTTGGTGCGCTTATCGGCGGCCAGGGCGTTAATGTGGTCGGCGTGCGCGTACCAGCCATTCCGGTAACGTAGCTCGCCATAGCCAATACCAAGCAGGATCACCACGAGAGCGATCAGCAGAACCGTTCGGAGGCTAAAGGTCATTCTTCCCCTCCGCCAGACACAAACTGCGTTCCATCTCGCGCCGGTTCTGGAGGCCCTTCCACTTCATGCCACCAGCATAAACCCAACGGCGCATCTCCTCGCACGCTCCGGCATGATCGCCTTTGTTCAGCTTGCGCAGCAGCGTTGATTTCGAGAACGCGTCTGAGCCTACATTAAAGACGAAGCTGTAGAGCGCGGCGCGCTGATACTCGTTTAGCGGGGCTTTGACCAGGGTATCGACCGTCTTCTTGGCTGGCTGCAGGTCTTTCCACAACAAATTGTCACACTCGCGATCGGTGTAGGTCTTCCCTCTCACGATATCCTGGCCTGTGTGTCCATCACAGATAGTCCATACTCCGGCCACGTCTTTATAGGCCACGTACTTGCGCCCTTCGACGCCATCCTGCCCGCCGAGGAACAGGGAGGCGATCAGCATTGCACCGCCACCAGCGGCGGCAATGAGTTTGTTACGTAGGCGGCTGGTCATTGGCATTTAATCATCTCCGACTTTGACTGCGGGGCCGTACTTCTCTAGCGCTTTGACCTGGGCGTTCGTCACCTTGCGCTTGAAGTACCAGTTAACCAGCCCGGTGATGATGATCCCGGCAATACCCGCCAGCACACCGATCGCGCTCCATTCATCCGGGCTGAACTTTGTCAGGATTCCGTTCACGATGGTGCCGCCAGAAGTGCCCAGGGCGACGCCGGTTACAAGTTTGCTCATATGGGTCATTCTCTCACCTCCGATAGGGTCGGGGTGCTGTGTGAAGGGAAATAAAAAAGGCCGCCGGATGGCAGCCTGATCGAATGATTGTAGGTCTTAGCGTCTTAGCTCATAGTGAGTACATACGGTGTGGCACAATGCTTATTTGCTCATAACAAGCTGGCGTCTCTCGCCCGGCCTTACCAGTTTAAAATTGTCGCCAAACGGCAAAAAGCCCTATCTTTTAGAGCTAAAACTATCAGCCAGGGATTCCTTTAGACCACGTTTTGACGAGCTCTGGCCGCAGTAAATTGCAATCAAACAAGACGCTACCATTAAAAATCGTCACTAATAAAGTTTTGAAGCATAAGGCCGATAACTACAATGCTAGCACTAATTATATAATGGAGAATTTAATGAGCGTACAATGCCTGGCTTGCGGTAAAAATTATAGTGAAAATGATATCTTGGATTATCACGTCAAAAATTCATATCCTGGAACGAGTCGAGCTGCGGTTAAAGAACTTATTTATGCCACTGAAAGTGATAGAAACAGAACTTTGCGTGCAACTCAATGCTCGAAATGCAGCAAATGGGAAATGGCTCCGACCTACCGTTAATGTGAGGTAAAACTATAAAAAACCCGCTTAATGGCGGGTTTTTTTTATTAATTCTGGTCTTTAAGACCGCTTGCGATACAGCTTTGCGAAGCATATATACATTTAGGCTTTTTCTGGCTCACTTTGCAAGTAAAATCTTTCACTATTTGTGCCGAACGCGTCACACATTGGTCTGTAAAGCATCGATTCTGCCAGACTTAGCCACATATCGATTCGACGGCGGCACGTCATATAGCCCCAGGCAGGGTGCCTTTCCTGTAGTTCCTCAGCCATCTGCCGTTTGCTTTTCTGCCAGCGGTAGCGCTGCGCCAGTACGCCAAGTAATCCGTCATGCCCCTGGCTTGTCAGCACTGCGCTGATCACTCCATCAATTTTTAAACCCTCATCATCAGAGCAAAACGCCAGGCCACTTTTGTTTTTGCCGTTGAGCATTTCACGGAGGAACACCTGCAGCTCGGGCTTTGATATTCCTGCCTTCTTCATTCGCCGCAGGGCTTCATTGATCGCGCTTTTGCTCACCGTTTTGCTGGTCAACAACTGGTTGAACATATTCCCGGCACTACCGCCGCCGATATAGGACCAGCGGCCCCACATGCGCAGCTTGCCCTGGATCCATACGCTCTCCAGCGTACGCAGGCGCGCATGCTCCCCTTGTTTGCCAACTTCTGCCGCATGAATCATGCCTCTGCTCCTTCCTGTATTTTGATAATAATCTGCCCTTTTTCGCCCCAGATCTTCGTAACCCGGCCATCCCAGATGCGGCTGTCGTCATCAAAGATTGCATCCAGCAGCGCCTTCTCAAGGTTGTCCTTGTCTGGTTTCTGCTGGTGAGGCTGCCCGTCATGCTGCGCGCGCTTCTTCTGGCTCCAGCTTTTCGGCATCGGGATTACGAACGTGATGTGATAACCAGACTCCGGCAGCGCGACGCCCAGCAACCGCACCTGCGTTTTATAGGCCCAGTAAGCAGCAGTCGCCGGGCGCTTGTGCCAGCGATCGCGCTGCGTCATCCGGGGTTTGCCAATCGGCGTGATGTCGTAGATTTTCATGCGGGTACCACCAGCCCACGGCGGGCAATCTGGATCAGGGTCAGTACAATGGCGCGATCCATCATCTGGCGGCGTTCGTCGCGCGTCAGCTTGTTGCCGTTGTCGATACTGTCATGGCAGCAAAAGCAGAGCGCGGCGCTGGCGCAGTCATCGGTTTTCAGGCCCATACCCTTCCCTTCGTTTCGGTGTGCAACCTGCGTGCCCCATGCACCACAGAGAACGCATTGTTCAATCTGGCCGACGGCGGCTAACCATTTTTTACTGCGGTATGTCATGTTCATCGCCATCAGCCCCCGAAGTGCTGCAGCTGTGCGGCGGCATTCTCTGCTTCGCGTTGGTCTTTGAATGCCCTGGACAATATCCAGCGCCACAGCACGTCGAGTGCTGCGCGATAGAGCTGCTGAAACTCCAACTCGTCCATACTGGCGAACGCGATGCTTCTGGGGTGTTTACGGAGAGTGCCGTCGGGCAGCTGGATGGCGTCATAGTGGCCGGCTTCCACGATCACCCAGGAACGATAGGCATCAAATGATTTGCAGAGGCTGATACTACCGGCGCGCTTATCAGCGATTCGAACTAAATATTGCTCAGCGGCATCCAGCAGCGCGCCTTCGCTGCCGCCGAACGTGGCCAGGAATTTAGCATAGCCGGTAACCAGCCTGCGCTCGTTGGAAGAGATCGCCCCGCCGGTAGGCTCCCAGTATCCGAAACCAAGGTTAAGCAGTGCGAAAAATTTACGGTGGAAGGCCGGGTTACGCAGCTGGCGGAAGTCAGCCTCGAGTACCGCGCCGAGCTTACATTTTGATTGCAGAAAATCGCTGGTCTCCGGCGTGGCGGGGATCAGGATTCCTGAGGACTGCTTGATGAGTTGTAATTGCTGCGCCATGGTGTTCTCCGTGGCGCATCAGGTCAACGGGTGTTCAGTCCGTTGATATCATAATATCAGAGGGTTGTTCGAGGCGGTAGCCGAGGCGGCGAAGAAAACGTGTTCCGGACGACAGATTGAAAATACCTTCATCCTCCATCAAAGGACGGCATGAAACCATGCCATTTTTGATGTAGACGAGGTTGCGGCTTTCGAGCGGCATTGACCCGATGAGCTTGCCGTCTGAACGCCTGACAATATCGTACCAATCGCCTTGGTCCTGACTTTCTTTCACAAAAACCCCCTTCTTAGCTATCCACAAATGCCTTCTCCCGGCGGGGAGAAATCTTCTTCATTGAACCAACATATCAAACCGCGCAAATTTCCTAATAGGTTCGCCGGAAGAAAAATGAAAATTTTACAGGAGTGCTTCAATCACGCATCTAATACTGTATAAATAAACAGTACACTTAATGGTGGGAATGATCAACTTGTTAAGCGCACAAAAAGCTCGCAGCAAACCTCAAAACCTATCAGCTAACCTATTGAATAAAAAAGCCACAACGAGTGTGGCTTAGGGTTTTGCTTGTCGTCAGTTTTATGCCAGAAGCAAACGTTCTTAGTATATCGAAGTATCAATAAACTGAGGTTTTGGTCATCACTACGGAGAAAGAAAGCTCAGACAAAGGAGTAACCTAGCATATAAAACTAGGATACTCCTGAAAAGCTTTCAGCTGATTAAGAATTGTTCTTCCAGTATTGACTCACTAAAGAGCCTGCCCACGCAGGCATTAAAGAGTTGTTAAATGCACAGAAAAGATCATTGGGTACATTAGGGTTTTCCCGAGGAAATTTCCATGCCTTGTTTATACCTTTCTCAATAATACCCAGCCCACCGTCATCAAATATCACCAGCTCATATTGAGGGTTATCTATGCCATTAGATTTTAATTCATTCATGTAAGGACTATCTTCATGCATAAATATTTTTTGAACTTCACTTGCATACTCATAAATTTTATTCATTAATATTGACACCCTCATAGCAGTTACCGCAGTCGTCATTCCCATGCCAATTGGTGCATATACTTTTCCATCCATTTCAAATGGCACGTTTATTCCATTGCTCCTCAGGTTTGCAACATCTGCATCGTTAACTGGTTGATTACCCGCCAAACCTGAAACGCCTCTTATCTCATAAAATTCAGCTTCCCTCGGCCAGTTTCGTATGAATGTTTTCATTAGGTCTCTTTGAGAAAAAAGATCGGGCTCAATGTTTTTATCATGATGTTTTATATCAATGAAAAGTACCGCATTACTGTACACCTTCAGGAATAACACCCACTCTGAGCGGTCAGAGTATTTCTCCGCCGTATCGACCGGGTTTAAGGGCAGATGCAGGTGATGAATATCCCAGTCCGCCCACAGCCCATCGGTTCTTTTCCTTTCTTTTTTACCACTTGTGTCGTTGAAAAGTGTCAGTGTTTTGCTCTGATAAGGATTAACATTTCCTCCTGCATTAAATAAATTCTCGATTCTTTGCAGCCCCGCTTTTGCGTCATCAGAAATATTTACAGGGAATCGATCTGATTTGTAAATCGTTCTCTTTGATGGTGCTATGTAGCGTAAAATGAAATCACACCATCTCAGCAGCGGATCGTGAAGATTGGAATGCGCGGTTTTAACATAGGATAGTTCAAAGGCTTCGATGGCCTTTTCAGCAACTTCATTAACATCTTTAATTAAATCTGTATTTCTTGACATGCCTGACATACTAACTCCGTTTGGATGTGCAGTTTATTTATCACGATATATTCAATGCAACCCTATTATCACTAACATATTCAAAATACACCTCATGCCGTTCTATAGATTAAATAAAACTGACATCTAATCATTATCAAGAATTGACTCACTACGCAAGAAAAGACCGAATTATTTTTTGGTCATGTGACCATACGTTACAAAATCTTTTGACGTTTTTTTAATCATCAGACTGATGTGCATTACTCACTGCCCGCGATATCACACACAAAGGAAATTTATAAAATTACTTCGAGGATAGTTGTAACAGAATCTAAGAGCGCTAAGACTGTGCCCTTAGTTCTGAGATAGTAACACGTAACAACGAACCTCCGCTCCTCGCTCAAAGCCGCCCTATATTATCAATCCGGGCGGCTTTATTACGTGATTATGCCGCCCTCTCTTTCACCGCACACATCTCCAGCAGATTTACGCGCACTAGCGCCTCAGCGAACGGCGGCCGTACCGCGTTAGCCATGTTTAGTTTGATATTGCTGAAATTAAATTATCGAAAGATCTTGAATTCTCGAATTTATGAGCAAAAATGAAGGTTTGATCATTTACACCGAGAAAAACACCTTTCAATGTGTTTATCAAATAGTCATCAGGATCAAGTGTAATATGTGCAATCAATCCATCTAAATAGATTCTACAAACTTTATACTTCCGAAACTGGAAAGGCGGAACAGAAATTTCAAAGTCTTCAATTATCGGGGTGCGATTATGAGCCGCTCCGCGCGTAACTATTTGGTAAAGCCTTACAGGGAATTCTTTAACTGACAGAGGATCTTTATTTATTAATGCTATACGAAGCACTTCAATCATGTCAGTAGAAAGACTAACAAATTTCATGTCTTCTCTTTCAGAAACTGCTGCTCTCCAAAGTATACTTAAGAAGAATAACTTTAAAGCTTTCCAATCCAATCCAGTTAAAAGCCTATATCCTAAACCTTGCTCTTCGTCTAACTTAATTTTATCATCAGTAAGAGAATGCAACATGGTTGGCCACCCACTCCATACAAGCTGATTTTTTCTGAGAATTTTTATAGCTTTGTTGTCGATATCACTTAGTATTTTTTCTCCATCTGCAATGCATATTTGATTATCATACCATCCTTGGAATCGAAGCTTTCCCAAAACTCCTTCTTCTTTCTGAATTGCTTTTTCCCCTCTTTTGTTGAGCATGGTAAGCGCCCGAGGGAGTATATGTGATTCAACATATTTCCCTTCCTTAAGAGTCAACTTACATAAACCTTTACTGACAATATTTTTTCTCTTACGCATATCTTATCCTATTAATATATTTTAACTAGCGAACAATTAATGAAGTAATAAAGACAAAGAAGATTTCAAGCTAAGATAAGCAATTTATAGTTATTAGTAGTATGCGTGGCAATGTTACTATGATGCAACATAAACCCGCCGAAGCGGGTTCAGTGCTGGTAAGCTCTACTCTCTAATCATTCGGTATGACTGCAACGAAACAACATTACTATCTGTGGATTGCAGCTCCGCCTGAGGAAGTGCATCTCCGACTAACTCATAAAGAATTTCAACTTCGATATCCATTTCCTCAGCAATACTTTTCGTATCGTACCCAAGCTCCTCAATCAAGAACATCAAAGCGCGACGAAATAATTCGGGGCGTTCATGAGGTATTAGGTAATCTTCTTTTTCATCAATCGCTTCCCCCTTACGCTTTAAACCAACAAAGGCGGTTTTGTATTGCTCATCAGTTAAAAGGCCTAATTGATGTGCCCTATACACAATCGCAGCCTTACTAACCTTCCATGTAAGCTTAAACTCACTAAGCCCACTCCAATTTATTCTTCCTCCCACTGGTCTTGGAAAATATTTTGCCATCGACGTCCGAGGAAGCAAAAGGGCTGATGCAAAGCGGTTAGCCTGAGATTCAGTTAACCTGTCCCCAGTAGAGATCCCTTCATGAAGTATTAAATGAGCAACCTCATGTGCAATATCAAAGCGTTGCCGGCACGGAGATTTTTTTGCTGTATTTCTTACAATAAAAGGCCTGCTTAAAGGGACAGACAAAGCATCCACTTCATCACAAACAGAATCGAAGGATGTTACAAATGCCCCAAGCTTTTCAGCCAGACGAGTCATATTTTCAATGGGTCCAAAACCTAACCCCCAATCAATACGACATTTTTCGGCTGCACGTTCAATATCTTCTTGAGTATTAACCCGCAATTCTGGAAATTTAACAGGGGCCAATTCAAGATTGTCTTCGAAAACGGCGATAAAACGACGATAAAACTCTGCTTTAGCAAGGGTAGAGAGTTTTGTTGCCATTCTTGTTGAGGTGCGCTTACGAAAATGAACAATTTCTTCATTAACAGGAGAATTTTCCTGCCCTTCGAAAAAGGCAGGTTTTACCCGTAAAACCTCGGCTAATTTATTGATAAGCTCCGGAGATGGATAGGCTGAGCCAGATTCAAGACGCTGAATATACTGGCGTGTTTTTTCCACTTTATCAGCAACTTGTTCCAGAGATAGCTCGTGATACAGACGAGCAAGTCTTAAATTAGAACCGTTGAACACATTTCACCCACTATTTATTGTTCTGTTTCTTATCCTTCTCAGCTTTAGATGCACTGATAGGATCTAATTCAATAGGTACCGGTGCTGGTGGTACATCATCTACTGAGTTCAGCATAACGACTCGGCCAGAGCCATATGTCCAGGTTGATACAATCTCCCCGAAGACATTGTAACCATTAAAGATAACCTTACCACCTTCACTCTCGAACTCAGGCTTTTCAACAATAAACCTGTGCATCGTTGGTATTGTGACCTCTGTCTCGAAAAGTTGATCGGCCATATTCCTTTTAAAAAAACCGCGTTTTTTGGGGTTGTCAGCGTCATCAGTAAAAAAACGCACGGGAACTTTACCGATGGAAAAGGTGAGATCCATTCCCGGGTTTAGCAATCTCATCCAATCATGAGTTTTGCGTACGCACATCTGAAGGAGAGATTGCCGCTGACGTCCAAACGTGCAACCACCGCGGGTATAATTGTCATCCAGTGATGAGGACAAGAGTTCATGGGTAATCTCCTGCACCCGAAGTAATTCCTCAGCGATAATAGTTAAGCGTTCTTCGGTAAGCTCAGTAAAAAACTCCCAAGGATAAGGGTGGGTTTGCATCAACAGGTCTCCATTTGGTTCGTGCAAAAACCGAATTTTGTCAACCGAGATGTTGGTGCATATTTCGGATTTTGTCAACCCTCTCAATATTTGAGTTTCCAGCTTAGCGAACCGCCCCTTTTCCTCATAACGCTCAATCAGTAAGGCAAGGAGGTTTTATATCTATTCCAAGCCCTGCGACCGATTTGAGGCGTCGTCATCTTACGATACAAGACCTTTTTTAGCTGTTCTCAACACTGCTGATTATCAGTCATACAGCCTCCCCGTCACGCAGCTTCCTGGCGATGCTCAGCAGGTCTTCCCGAATACACAGCCCGTTTTCCTGTGGATCATCGCTGCCGCTGGTGACCACCAGCGGGTGGTAAGATGCCGCCGCCGTCTCAACGCCCTGCGCTTTTAGCTCGTTAACCGCCGCCGCAGTAGCGGGCTGCCGCAATACCTCCAGTGCATCAAACAGCAGTGCGGAAGCTGGGTTTAGCGATCTCTGCACAGGCTTAATGCCGCTGGCGCTGTACTGCCAGACCAGCTGGCCGATGATCTCGGCGCGGGCCACGTTGTCCGCAGTCAGCGCATCACGCTGTTTGACCGTTTCACGCAGCGCAGCCGTGGTGCAGTCCAGCCGTTCGGCCAGGCGAGACATCATTTTGGCGATGTCTATGATCGGCGTGTCGCTGCTCAGAGCCTTAGCAAACTCATGGCCCACCGCGATCAGCTCTTTGTTGTTCAGTGATTCACTCATGCCCGTGCACTCCCAAAAATTTTATGAATTTTGTAGCCCTGCCAGTTCTGGCGGCATACATCCGCGATGGACGGCGCTGCTGGTGCTGGTTGCACTGCTTCCGCTGGCGGCTTTGCTTTCGCCGCTGCCGCTGCCGCTGCAGGTGCTGGTCTGGTTCGTTTGATTTTTTCCTGCCAGCGCTGTACCAGCTGGTATTCCGGATGCTTCGGTTTGCCGATATTTTTGACGATCCCGGCCATGCGCAGGCGCTTGAGACGGTCGTAGGCCTCACGAATGTCGCAGCCGAGCAGCTTACGGATCTGGCGGGGCGTTGCCGGGCCGTTTGCCTCGATGAACTCCACGATGGCCTTTTGCTTCGGTTTTAAGCGATTGCTCATAGCCACCTCACTTCGCGATGCGCAGATGGCTGACGTTTTTGCGGTAACTCGCCCAGCCGAAATTGACCCAGATACCACCATCCATCTGAAGGCGGTCCATAACACGTGCGCCCAGGGTGGTAACGAGTTCGCCGTGGTTCAGGTTGGTCAGGATGCCGACTGGCCGCATGGATGATAGACGGCGGTCGATCACCTGGTTGATGATCACCTTCTCTCCGCTGGAGCCACGCTGAATACCGACTTCGTCCAGTATCAGAAGATCGACGTTGCAGAGGTCGTTAAGCAACGAAGCTTCGGACTGGCCATCGTCATAGCACTCGCGGACGCGGAGCATCAGGTCAGGTATGGTCACCACCAGAACGGAGTGGCCAGCGGCCAGCAGATGGTTGCCGATTGCTGCCGCAAGATGGTTCTTTCCGGTACCCGGCGCGCCGCTGAACACGAAGCTTGCGAACCCGCTGCCGCCAAAGTTCTGGGCGTAGCTTTTCGCCAGGCTGTACGCCTGACGCTGCTCCGGGCATGACACTTCATAGTTTGCAAATGAGCAACTGCGGTGCAGGGCCTGGATGCCAGCTCGGCCAAAAATCTTCTCTGACCGTGCACGCTGGTTCATTCTGTCGATTTCCTCGGAGCGTTTCCGGCCCTCGGACTCCTGCCATGCCTGCCACTCCCGGGCATTGCTGAATTTCGGCTGTACATTAGCCGGAATGATTTTCCTCAGGCGCTCAAGGGCGCTGCCAGTGCCAATAATATTTTTCACGCTTACCCCCTGAACCCGTCTGGAATGTCACTACCTGGCTGAGAAATTTGATTCACATCCCGGCCAGCCTTGCGACCGCTGAGGCCGAATTTTGGCTTAAACAAACCCTGGTACCCGTTGGCAATGCTGGCGTTGATCACGTCCACCGGATCATGCCCCTCGTCCAGGCACTGCTTCAGCAGGCTGAAAGCCTTGGTGACGGTCAGCTCGGTTTTAATCGGCTTTCCAGACTGGCGGCGATACGTGACCCACTCATTCCAGGACTTAGCATTAAGCCATTCAGGAACCGGGATGCTGAGCGGATCAAACTTCACCCTTCCCCCTGGGGGATTAGAGGGGGTTAGATCTGTATTTATATTTGTCTTTGGAAGAATGTCTTTGGTGTTCCCTGTTTTCGGGGATACCTTTCCCTGTTTTCGGGGATAACCATCCCCGTTTTCAGGGATGGTTTGTAGGGTATTTTTTCCATCCCCGTTTTCAGGGATAGCAGTCCCTGTTTTCAGGAATGTTCTTCCCTGATTTTGGGGATGGTTATCCTTGGTTTCAGGGATAGAAATTACCCAAGTGCCAGCTTCAGCAGGCGGGAAATCCGCCGGGCACTTCATGCAGTTTGGCTTGGTGTAAGCCCACTTATCCAGGCTGGTATTTATCCCGATGTATCTGGTTTGCCCGATTCGGCGCAGGATAATGATGTTCCGGTAAGCGAGGCTCAGCACTGCTTCAGAGACATGCTTCACCTTCAGCGTCGTTTTGTCTGCGATAAGGCTGTTTGCGATACGGTCGGACTTCTTCGACCAGCCATACGTCAGACGAACGATAGCGTTCAGAACACGGAACTCACGCCCCGATAATTCGACGATACATAAGGCGTCCTGGATCTGATTGGCTAAACGCAGATAGCCATTTTCCAGATCAGCCATGCGGCTCTCCTGTTGCGCCGGAGCTGGCGCAGGGAATTTGTATATTTCAGCGGTGTTTGACATACTGTTCTCCGCAATTACCTACCGTTTTTGCACCCGAAAGCCGTTGGTGTTCGCGCACCGCGGCTTTCACCATTTTAAGTCCTGTCATATTCCCCCCAGCATCGTCGTAACCATCGCCATAAGCGGCCCGGCCAGCTCAGGCTCAAGCCTGAAAAGCGCGGCTATTCCCTCGCTCATTTCCTTCAACTTCTGATGTCTTGGAGCGTCCAACAAAATGGCCCGCTTCGCCTCGGCGACCTCCTTTTCGGCATGCGCCAGGCGCGTAATTTTGCAGTCGCCTCCCACCAGCGAACCGCGATGCTCCAGCGGCAGAACGGCCAGGATTGCGGGCGTCAGCTGACGAACCCGATCCCGGCAATCGTCGGTATCAAATCGATTATCGATCCAGCGGAAAAGCTTCTGCCGGGCACGGCTGATATCTTCCGGAAACTTAATCCCCTGCTCGCCGCAGCTGCGCCACTGATCCACGATATGAGCGGCTACAGCGTCCTGCCCTGCCGCCGCCGCCCAGGCGCGAACGGCATCGCGGATATCACTGTGGTCGGGCAAGTCATTAGCGCCTTGAGAGCGATTTATCATCGCTGTATGCAAAAACGGGTTACTCTGCTGATATGTAAGTGTTTGCATGGTCAGTACTCCTACTTTGGTAAACCGTCAGTGGGATTTGGGTAGAGATCTGGGCGCAGCTCGTGGGGAGTTACGCCTGTAGCCTCGAACACTGGCAGCACTCGCTCGGCAGGAATGCCTTTGCGGCGCCACAGCGAAACGGCCATTTTTGAAACGCCGATCAAAGCGCCTAACGCGCTGGCTGAGCCAGATCGGAGAATTGCATTTTCAATACCAGTCATAGGACCTCCTTAAGTGAGCAAAGTAAAGCACCAATTTACTATTGAGTCAATACAAGCCTGCCTACCAACTGGTAAAGCTATTGTTTACAATCCCTGTATGAATAAAAAAGATCCTAACCAGAGCCTTATTTCCAGGCTGACTGAATTGAATGGCAAAGGCTTCTCTAAAACTGAGATGGCCAAGGTTGCCAACGTCAGTAAGCAAGCGGTAACCGGATGGTTTCGAACCGGTAAAATCAGCAAAGAATCAGCCTTGGCTGTTGCAGACGCAGCTGGCGTATCGGTACCATGGCTACTCGGTGAGGACGTTGGGGAGAAAGACGGACTTAAGCCTGACGAACAGCGCTTGCTGGAGCTTTACCGCCAGTTACCGGAAGAAGAGCAGCAGAACATGCTCCGTATCTTTGCGATTCGCTTGAAGGAGCTGGACGAGCTGTATGAGAAGTACATGAAGGGGCGTATTCGGTCGCAAGAGAATTAAAATGCCGCGACAATGATGATTTTTATCAAATGCAATTATTCAGATAGTCGCTGAAGTTGATGGATATAAATTTTCTGATAAATGACCAATAAAAGCGGAGGTATATCCCCCGCTTGAATAAATTATAGTTTTCTCACCAATGCATCAATAGCTTGAAGGCACGAGACTCTGTACGGATCATTTACTCGAACTCGCTGCCCCATAACACTTATTCTTCCAGATGGAAGTGTTGAGAAAGGACATCCTTTTGCGAATGCAACTACGCCTGTTGTTTGAAAATCTTTGATATCAACAACACCATCACTTACCGAAGAAAACGTAAATATGTTCTGATTGCTTCTCAATAACTGTTCTAAGTCTTGATCAATCGAATGTAACACTGCCGCATATGCAGAAGCTGGCCCCATATACTGAGTGATTCTATTCTTAACTATAAGATGTACTTGCGGCAATGACCTATTTGCCGAAACTAGTTTATTCGCAAATGCATATGTTGCATAAATATCAGATGGAAGTTTTAGTCCATAAATCAAAGAGAATGCATTTTGTATTGCCCTTCGGGACGAATCATCAGCCATCACTGGAAGCACAAGTTTATCTATCGCAGCCAAGGCTATTTGGGTATAAATTGAAAAACTTGGGTTACAATCTATAAATAGCGTATCATATCTAACACTTAAGCTATTTATTAGATCATTTATCCAATCAATGATCGCAATCCATGTGTTTGTCCCAGGAATCTGCTGGCTAGCAAGTGTATTTATTGCATTCGCCTGGAGCTCCAAAAGGGGATCACCACAAATTATATCAATGTTTTGTGGAATGTTTGTATTATAAGCTCGAGGAGTCGTGACATAATCGTCACCGTTGATTTGCGGTCGTTGATATGGTGTTGGGAGCCTTGATTGAAAATATCCCCCTAAAGTAGAACGCACGCTCTGCGCTTGCCGCGTCAAAAGGTGTTCACTTCCTCGACCAATAAGCCCCCCGAGGAACAATTCTGATAAGTTAGCCTGCGGACAAACATCAATAACTAAAATCCGTTCATTTGTATTCATCTGAGCATAACGGCAGACCGTCTGGAAGGATAAACTTGTTTTTCCAGTGCCACCTTTGTTATTCCAAAACGCATATTTTTTCATTTTATTCCTGAGCTCATGTGGTGTGGACATCGTGGACATCGTGGACATCGTGGACATCGTGGACATCGTGGACATCGTGGACATCAGTGCGTCCATTATGGACACATAAAGCACTCAGTCAATAGTTATGTTGTATCGAACGTTAATTTTCGCCATTGTCCTTTAGTTTCTCCTCGCCACTTTTAACACATCGACTATTCCCAGCCTCAGCGCTGGGATTTTTTTGCCTTCTTTCACGCAATTTCATACTCCAAATCACGCAGGTAAAGCATTACTGTACTTTTTATCACTTCATTGCTTGACCATTTAGTAAAGTGGTGATTTACTAGCATCACCAAGACGCACCACGAACCACCCAGGCATGGAGCCCACGAAGTAGCCGCCGACGGCATACGAATAGTCGGATGAGGTGGAGTTAATAACGCGCATCAGGTTCTACGTTCTGGCAGCCGGGAAGACGGCAAGGAGTTGTGATGAAAGCTAACCCAGCAGTACCAAACAGCGGTCGTGCCGTTCCAATGCGCAACCAGCGCACCGGCGCAGCCTGGCTCGTTTCTTTTAACTACACCGATGGCACTTACTGGCATGAACCGCAGGGCAACCTGCGTCACATTCGACGCCCGTATGCCGCCCGCAACATTGAGCCGCATCTGGTACCGGCGGGGACGCACTGATGAATACGTTATTCGCGTTAGTGCTGACCGTGGGTATGACCAACGGCGATTTTCAGGATGTGGTGCTGGGTGTGTATGACGACCAGCGCCAGTGTGAAGCGGCAGCTGTTGAGCAGCATGTTGCGGGTGAGTGTTTCGAAGTGGAGCGCATTGTCCGTAACGGCGAACAACCAGCCGTGACCCTGTAACGAAAAAACCCGCCGAAGCGGGCTCTCCCTCCGGTGTAGGCCGACCAAAGCACACCGGAAATTACAACCACCAAAGTCAGGCGGCTTATACAGCGCCGGGGATCTTACAACCCAAAGGAGCTTAGACGCAATGAACACCTATGCGTTTGTGATTAAAGCTAAAGCAAAATCAGAGAAGAAAAACCTCTTCTGCTGGTTATCTGCAAAATCCGACTCTCGCGCAGAACGCGAGATCCTCAACATTCTCGACGATGCCGATATTGCTGTTGGCCGTGGCGCTGACTACCAGCTGCCGCAGCGCACCAACTGGCATGTTGCGGACGATCTGCCTGAAGAAGGCGTGCTGGATGATACCTGGTGCGATCGCTACACCCTTGGTGAAGATGGCCGTTCGTGGAGCCCGGTACCGGGCGACGCTGGCGCAGCTGCTGCGCCGGTGGTGAACATGGAAACCCAGCCCGCTGCCGATGCAAAGCTTCGCCCACTGTCTCGCCTGCGTCTCATCCAGCGCCTTATCGCGCATCTTATGCATGATACCGAGCTGGACCAGATCACTCTGGAGCAGCACATCGAGATCGGCGTTATGGAAGGCAATGATGAAGATTGCTTTGTCCAGGCTTTACGGCAGGTTATCGAAGACACCCCAGAAATCCGTGAGCTCTCTGCTCACGTGGAATGGAAGCTGATCAAAGCGGTAAAGGCGGTATTCCCTCACGATCAGAGCCATGATGCCAGCATGATCGCAACTTTCATCAACGGCTGGGTAGCGACTGAAGCCAGCGAACGCGCCCAGTTGGTTGAGGACTGGCTCAGCGGCAAGCTGCCCGCCCCCGTAATCGTCGGCACCGTCGAACCTGATGATGAAACCCCGCAGGAATCTACGCCCGAAGAAGTTGCCCAGGCGCATGCTCTCGTACAGGCATTTCGCGATAAAGACATAACTGAGTTGCACGCCGTCGCTACGTTGTCGTTCCGCCACCGCCTCCTCGCGCAGTTCATCACGGAGAAGGAATACGCGTACCACATCGACAATGAGCAGCTGACCACTGTTCGCCAGCTGGAAATGGACACCGATAATTCTTACGTGCAAAACCTGCTGCTGGCCGCTGGAAACGTTGAAGGTATGAAAAATCTGCGTGATTTTGAGCTGTGGCGGCTTACGGACGCAGTTAAGCGTGTATTCCCCTCAGACAAAAAGATCCCCGAATTGGCTCTGATGCTCCAGTTCGTAAAGGCCTGGAAAACTACAGACCATATAGATCGCGGTCTGCTCGTTAAGGAATGGCTCAGCGGTAACCGGGTATCAACCATTCAGCGCACCGAAGCTGGTACCAATGCTGGCGGCGGCAACCCTACCGATCGCAATCCGGATCTGAAACATACGCTCGACACTCTCGATATTGAAATCGCGGCCGCCCTGCTGCCCATGGATTACAACATTTACGAGATCCCGGGTGGCGTGCTGCGTCGGGCTAAAGAAATCATCGCCAACAAAGAAGAGCCCTGGAGCTTATGGAGCACTCAGCTGCGTAAGACGCCGGGCATTCTGGATTTTTCACGCGCAGCCGTATTTGTCCTGATCCGCACTGCACCAGAGGGCATCCATAAAGAGACGCCAAAGCTGATCACCTATATCGCTCAAAACTGCAAAGAAGTGGCGTTCATTCCCGATACCGGAAAAGCAGACAGCGATGCGCGCTGGCAGGCCGTTGAATCGATGCTGATCACCCCTGCTACTACGCCAGCTGAAGCGGCACAGCCCGAAGTTAAGAGCCTGGGCAGCGGCGTGTTCTCCATCGATGGCCTGCTGGGTGAAAAAGCAAACCCGGTCATCAATACCCCCTCAAATGAAGTCGCAAAACAGGAAGCGGAGAGCGTCGTACATGTGCAGATGGAAGAGACTGACCCGAGCAAAGTCGAAGCTGGTGATACGGTACCAGCGATCGAAGGCGCTGATGCAGCTGCTGCGCAAGCAGGCGGTGTAAACCCGGCGGATATTCTCGCCTCCGCTGCACCGGAACTGGCGAGCAATGTTGCCGCCGATCTGGACCAGAATATCGAAACTCTGAGCCAGGATGAGCCGGAATTACCTAAAACCGAACCAGAAACGCCAGAAATCGAACCAGAAGCGGATATTCCCGAACCAGAGGCCGCCGCGAAGGAATGGCCAGCGTATTTCGAGCCGGGCCGTTATGAGGGGCTGCCGAACGACGTTTACCACGCAGCCAACGGCATCAGCAGCACCATGGTGAAAGACGCCAGGGTCAGCCTGATGTATTTCGAAGCGCGCCATGTATCTAAGACCATAGCGCGTGAACGTTCCAAAGTCCTGGACATGGGCAACCTGGTGCATGCGCTGGCGCTGCAGCCGGAGACACTGGCCGCCGAGTTCAGCATCGAGCCGGAGATCCCGGAAGGTGCGCTCACCACCACGGCGACGATCCGCGCCTGCATCGACAAGTACAACGCAAGTCTGCCGCCGCAGCTGAGCGCTGACGATATCAAAGCGCTGCTGGAGGCGTATAACGCCACGCTGCCCGCGCCGCTGCCGCTGGGCGGTGACAAAGAAGCAATTGGCCTCGCTTATGTCGGCCTGCCTGCCGAATTTAAGCGGATTGTTGGTGACGATAAAAACTTTACCGCCACGGCGATGAAAGCATGCATCAAAGAGTACAACACCACCCTGCCCGCGCCGGTGAAAACTACCGGCAGCCGCGATGCGCTCCTCGAGCAGCTGGCGATCGTCAATCCTGACCTGATTGCCCAGGAGGCACAGAAGCCCGCACCGCTGAAAGTGTCCGGCACCAAAGCCGACATGATTCAGGCGCTCAAGGCAGTACGCCCGGAAGCCGTTTTCGCCGACGAGCTGCTGGACGCCTGGCGCGAGAACCCGGAAGGCAAGGTGCTGGTGACCCGCCAGCAGCTGACGACCGCGCAGGCCATCCAGAAAGCGCTGCTGGCGCACCCGACCTCCGGCATGCTGCTGACGCACCCGAGCCGCGCTGTAGAGACCAGCTATTTCGGCATTGACGAAGAGACAGGTCTGGAAATCCGCGTGCGCCCTGACCTCGAGATCGAGCTGGACGGCGTCCGCATCGGTGCCGACCTCAAAACTATCAGCATGTGGGATGTGAAAGCAGATGCGCTGAAAGCCCGACTCCGCCGTGAAATCCGGATCCGTGATTATCACCTGAGCGCGGCCATGTACTGCGAAACCGCAGCGCTGGATCAGTTCTTCTGGATTTTCGTCAACAAAGACGAGAACTACCACTGGATCGCCATTATCGAGGCATCAACCGAGCTGCTGGAGCTGGGCATGCTGGAATACCGTAAAACCATGCGTGCTATCGCTACCGGTTTCGACACTGGAGAGTGGCCAGCTCCGATCACCGACGATTACACCGATGAACTTGACGACTTTGATATGCGCCGTCTTGAAGCGCTGCGCGCGCGGGCATAAGGGGAAATAAAACATGTCTACAGCAATTTCTACTAACGAAAACAAAACGCAGATGATCGACAACATCTCCATTTTGACCAATGGAGAACTCTTTGACCGCCTTCGCACTCTGTCAGCTGTAATGGCTAATAGTGGCGCGTTTGTACCTGAGCACTTTCGTGGTAAGCCGGATGCGTGCATGGCCGTAGTTATGCAGGCAGCTCGCTGGGGTATGGACCCGTTCGCCGTCGCTCAAAAGACCCACATTGTTGGTAATAGCGGCGTGCTGGGATACGAAGCGCAGCTTGTTAATGCTGTCATCACCAATATGTCTCCTACAAAAGACCGTATCCATTACGACTGGTTTGGACCGTGGGAAAACATCATTGGCCGGTTCGTGGAAAAAACCAGCTCTAAAGGCAATAAATACATCGCACCTGGTTGGAATTTGAAGGATGAAGCGGGAGTTGGTGTACGGGTTTGGGCCACCATGAAAGGTGAAAGCGAGCCACGTGAATTGATACTGATGCTTTCTCAGGCTCAGGTCCGAAACTCCACACTGTGGGCAAGCGATCCTCGCCAGCAACTGGCCTATCTCGCGGTCAAGCGCTGGGCACGCTTGTACTGCCCTGACGTGATTCTCGGCGTTTACAGCGCGGATGAAGTCGAAGAACGAGAAGAAAAAGTCATCAACCCAGCGTCAGCCCAGCGCGTGAGCCTCGCTGAAATCAAAGGTGACGGCGTAACAACAACTCACAGCGCGCAGGAATCGACGGCAAATATCGATGCTCTGGCCGATGAATTACGGGATCGCATTGAGGCTACTCAGGACGTGGATGGTGCTAAAGCTGTACGGGTGGATATCGAAGGGGCCAAAACTACTCTCGGTTCGGCGCTTTTCACCGAGCTGAAAAACAAAGCCGTTCGCCGCTACTACCTGGTTGATGCCCGTAACAAGGTGGAGGCGGCGATCAACTCCCTGCCCCAGCCCGGCGAGCCTGGTGCCGAGGAGCAGTTCGCCAAAGCCGAGCAGGCACTTGCGGCGGCCAAGCGCCACCTGGGCGACGAGCTGTATGACCAGTTCGCCATCACCCTGGACGATATGAAGCCGGAATACGTGGCCTGAGGGAGGCGGGAGGGGTAACCCTCCCGGTAACGAGATGAGCGAGAAACAAACCCGCTGGAATGACGAAGAGCTGAAGATGCTGCTGACGCACAGCAACCAGCAAATTGCAGAGCTGACCGGCCGCCCGCTGGCCGAGGTAGAGGATCGCCGGCTGCTGGCGAATATCGAACGTAACTGCTGGGACGTATTGGATCCGGAGCGTGCTGAATGAGGCTGATTAACCGAAGCAGGAAGGACTCGCCGCTCGCCCGTCGGGCATGCGACGCCGCGCTGGCCCGTCATGTTGAGCGGTTCGGCGATTACGCCAGCCGGGCCACCCGTAGCGAATACACAGTACAGGTGGACGGAGCCAAGATAAAGGTCGAGGTGGAAAACCGCAGCACCAGCTACGTGGCCACGGCGATCACCGGCGCGCGACGTCTGCGTCGCCTGGCCGGTCGAATGTCTTGATATCGAAATATCATCAACGCGCGATCAGCATAGTTATACTCGTGCTGATCGCCAGGTACTGCATATGGCACAAGTAATTTTCAATGAAGAGTGGGTTGTTGAGGAAAGGCTCACTGCCAGAACGGGCCTCGATAACCGTCAGATCGAAAAATATCGTCAAGGGTGTTGGATTGAAGGCGTGCACTTTAAACGCGTCTCTCCATCAGGGGAAAAAACATTGCGCGGCATTACCTGGTACAACTACCCCAAGATCAACCAAATGATTCAGGATGCATAGGATGTCAGATTTGCCCAAGGGCGTGGAGATAAGAGGTCAAAGCATCCGGATCTGGTTCATGTATAAAGGTAAGCGTTGTCGCGAAGTACTCAAGGGGTGGCTTGTCACCCCTGCAAATATCAAAAAAGCGGGTCAGCTGCGTATGCTGATTGTCAGTGAGATCAATCTCGGTCAGTTCAATTACCGCTCGCGTTTTCCTGACTCTAAGCAGGCGCAAGCCGTTCAAAAAACGCTCATTATAAACACGTTCGGCGAGCTTGCTGATACCTGGCTTAAAAATCGTGAAATTGAGCTCTGCGCAAACACCCTACGTAAAACAGGCTCGCAGATATCAACGCTTAAAGCGGTCGTAGGCAAGAGCACAGTCATCAGGGAGATTAGCTATAACGATGTGCTTCGCTATCGCAGTGAGCTACTGCATGGCTCAACACTGTATCCTTTAGACAGGCGCTCAAATAAAATCGGGCGCACTGTGCGTACGGTCGATAATTACATCTCTTTGCTTTGCTCCCTGCTTCGCTTTGCCTATAAGTCTGGATTTACTGAGAGTAAGGCATTTGAGGGCGTTAAGAAGCTACAGAAGAGCAACACCAAACCGGATCCTCTGATGCGAGAGGAATTTGCGAAGCTAATGTCAGCTTTGAGCGGCCAGAGCCATAACATGTGGAAGTTCGCGGTGTATTCCGGGCTCAGGCATGGTGAACTCGCCGCGCTTGCATGGGAGGATATCGATCTCAAGGCGGGTACGGTAAACGTCTCCAGGAACCTGAACACCCTGGGGATGTTTGGGCCACCCAAGACGCAGGCAGGCATCCGGACACTGCAGCTTCTAACGCCAGCGCTGGACGCCCTGAAAGAACAAAAGAAGCTGACAGCCAGGTTTCCTGAAACAGAGATCGTTTTCTATCATCGAGAATACGGCCTGACGGAGAAACAGCAACTTCGTTTCGTTTTTATGCCCCGGCCAGCAAAGGGAAAGCAGAAGCCGTATTATTCATTGTCCAGTATCGGGTCAAGATGGAACGCCAGTGTAAAACGTGCTGGCATTCGTCGCCGTAATCCGTACCATACACGCCACACATTTGCATGTTGGCTTTTGTCCGCAGGCGCAAACCCGTCTTTTATAGCCAATCAGATGGGGCACGAAAACGCGCAGATGGTTTACGAAATATACGCGTCCTGGATTGAAGATCTGAACACTGAGCAGGTGGCCATGCTTAACGATAAGCTCGCGTTTTAA